AAAGGATTATGTGTCCAACCATCTACACCAGAAACTGTGTTAACTATACTACTATAAATGTCACTATATTCACGTTTATTATCATAAGCCTCACGATCCAAACGCTTCCATTTACCAAGGTTCTGCTTAAATGATTTTTGCATATATTCAACAAATATACTGCGATTGATAATAACACGATTAGGACCTTGATATACAAGTCCTGAAGGTAAAGATAAAACCTTGTACCAAGATCTGTCATTAAATATTGTTGTAATAGGTGGTGGCACTTCACCTGAAACACGATCCTTGCTTAATACAGGTACAATAATATTGTCTGTCTCTGTATCTGTATCTTTTACTTTAGCATCTAGTCTACTGTATGACATTAAACAAGGCATTACAACTTCATGATTAATGAAATCCCAGGCACCAGACTGAATATCTCTAAACCTTTCAAACATATTCATTTTAGTTAATGTACTGCCTGAGAATATGTACATACAACGAGTAGCCTTAGAATAGAAATATGCTTCAGTTAAAGTTGAACCGATATAAGTCATACCAAGCACCGGTACAATTTCAGTAACAATGTCAACACCTTCTTTTGTCTGAACACTACAAATATAATCATTAGTGTATCTAAAGGTATTTTTACCAATTACAAAGTCTACTGATTTTGGTGCCTTGTATGCTGTTTGATTATTCATTATATTAGTTGTAAGCGCAGTTATACCATCATATACATTTAATTGCATAGCAGTTAATGTTTTAACTGCAGCAGGCATTGTATTAACTTGCTCAGTAAATATAGGTAATGCCCAGCGAGTAACATCCTTATCTTCACCTATTGTACCACCTTCCATGCCTTTCTGCTTGGCGGCATTAGTAACAAGAGTAAATACTTTATCAATTGTATTAACATCGACAGTAGGATCACTACTAAAGTTACCTTGTACCTCATTAGCTGGAAATTTGTTACTACGCTTAAATCTATCATTTATTTGGAAACAGTACAAGAAGTTCTGATTGTTCTTGTTCATTCCTGGTGCACCTGTCCAATCTGTAATACGATACGAAATACCATCAAAGGCATGGTACATTTTTCCATCAAGTACTGTATTATAACCAGTGCTATTGAAAGCAAGTACATTTGGTGTAACAGCCCAAGGTCTCATATAATCTTTACTCAGGCCACGTTTAACTTCAATAGCTGTATATGGACAAGATATACCACAGAAATCATCCATAATAATCATATTAGATGGAGCACAGTTAATGAGCTTAGTATCTTTACAAGTTATCCATTGAGTTAAACCGTATGTTACACACTGTGCCAATTGCCAACGATTATCTACAATATAATCCTGAAATAACGACGGTGTAAATACAGGCTCTGATACACTTATGTTTTGATTTTTAAATGCTTGTGATGGTAAGAAACCTGTAACACCTTCTATCTTAGCCATATCTTTAGGCAATTTAACAACATTAGTTTTACCAAAACAAGATGCAACATATAATGGTGCTTTACCTTTAAGAGTATTTGCAATAGACTCTCTTCTATGTGTATCAAGTGTACTATGTGCTATTTTATTATGACTTAAACCAGGGTCTGTTATTACCTTTGTAGCTGAACTACTCTCAATAACTCTATTTGCCATAAGGTTCAATGACCATTCTGTCTTTTTAGCACAAGCAACTACAAATTCATCATTATAATCAAGTCCAGCTGGAGGAATGCCATAACATGGCCACATAAATGTTTCATTCTTCTCACCATATTTATGTTTACCTTCTGTATCTGTTTTCTGTCTAATTGCTGAATCAATATTTTCTGCCTTCATCTGATCAGCAAGCTTACTTATAAGGTTCTCAATTTCCTCTTGAGCGATCATTGTACCACGTGCTGCCAACTTTGTTGCTTCAAGAACAGTAACCATTGCAATACCAGCTATAACACCCGCGAGATTACCACCAGAACCAAGAGCCTCAATAGTAGTCTGTGCAGTATAATCTGCAATCTGTTTAGCAAGATCATGTGCAAACGTAGTTGCAAGATATGCCATCTTGAGTTTCCAAACAGACAATACTTTTATTACAAAAGACAACTGCTGAACGTAACAAGTCATATTAACGTTTGTAACTGACTGTGCTACACAATCTGCAACAAACTGATGTTCAACAAAACCAGGACCAGCAAACACGCGCTGATTATCACTTGTACTATAGAACATATCAAGTGATCTTACACCTACAACCATACTATCAATACCTGTAGCAGGTGAATCAGTGTGCAATGCCTGTGCCATAACAGACACAAGATTCTCTGAAACTGACTGCGTAAATACATCAGCAACTTCATCTATTGTACTAAGGTTAATACTTTCATTTACAGCGAGCTTACTATCAACTGCTTTGATAGAAGGTAAGAAAACATTGAACAGGAACAACAATCCCTGTCTTTCTTTATTATACGGTGTTATGCCTGACTGTTTAAGTATCTGCTTGTCAAATGTTATATCATCTGAAAGTAATGGTTCTTTCATCTTACCTTCAGATATATTCATATCTTTAACAAACTCTTCAGATCTATCCTCATTTTCTGTTTTCTCTACTTCTCTTGTACTATTATAATGAACATAAGCATACTGTCCTAAAGTTTGCTGTAAATAAATAATTGATGCAAACTTTGGAGCATACAGATAAATACTAGGGTTTAATGCTAAACTTGTAAATGTATTCCATACAGATTCAAGTGTACCTGATGATACTTCAACGAGATTAGAAAGAGCCTTACTAATGAGTTTATTATCATATAATACTTCAGACATAAAACTTGGGGATTCATACACAGAGTCATAGTTATTAGTAATAGGTAAACACTGTACAGTATAAGTTCCATTATTATAAGTCAAATGTGATACTACTTTTGTAATAGACTTAGTTATATACCATTGCTTTTCAGCTGTACCTACTATTCTGTCTATAACAGTATTTATCTCAGACTCATGTCCCTCTGCAACAACAAACTGTGCATCCGGATCCTCACTATTTATATCTTCAGTATCTGTTAATGTATTTAATGGCTGTACTGTTCCAGAGAAACCACTATTTACATCAAAATATTTATTAGGGATCTGACCACCTGTTAAATCACCTTTTATACTAACATAACCATATCCTTGAATACATTGTATAATACCAAAGGTATCTATATCAATTATTACTGCCCATTGATCAAAGTTATTTGACATATGACAACCAAGGATAATCTTACCGTCTCGTATAGTATTTGTCCATTTTGCCTGTGATAGTACCTGTTTACATGTTATATCTGAGTATGTGTTTAAGTAAGCAATTGTGCCTGAAGGAGTAGTGTTGTTTAACAGTTCACCTAAACTCTTGTTTCTAACCTCAAGATTTATTACACCTGCAACAGTAAACTTATTCTTTATATCATAGAATGTAACATTCAACTTATTATCAATAATACGTACTAACATGAATAATGAGCTAGTGTCTTCGTCAAATACATTCAATACAGTATAGTAGCATACATCAGAGCCTATAATGTCCAATCTAGGTAACTCATAAATATTTTCCCATCTGTTACCGTTCCAATCATCCAGTTCAAAGGTGTTACGTTTAAAGATAAATGAACTATTTGAAAGTTCAAGTATATGTGTTTTATCAACCCACCAGTAATTTTCAACATCTACAGTACTATTCCATTGTTGCTTAACTAACTGGAACTCTTCTGAAGCATTTATATTACCAAGTAATTTTGACTTATTATCATTTCTAATATCAGTATATTCAACATTGAGTATATCATTTCCATCAAACTGAGAAATATCAATATTATATTGTTCACCTTCTTTATAATTAACAATAAGCTCATTATCCTCAAGATAATTAAACAAGGCAATAAGCGATTGAGATTCACCAAAAATAAATTGTATATTATAAATGCCATTATTATACTTTAGCTCAATAAACGCGTCTCGATCAATCAGTTTGTTTAACTTAAGACTATAATTGAATGTAATTTCATTATTATATCTTATACTGTATACATTATCAATATAACTTTGTAACTCATAATTATCTGTAATAACCTGCGCAAAATTACCAGTAACATCTATATAATGAAGCATTACATCAAGATTAATGTTTCTTATAATAACATCTTCACTTTCATCTGTATCGTCATCATAGTTAAAATCAAGCTCGTCATTGTGCAAATACACAGTTGCATCATTCAAATCAAATGAAGCATTTGGTATTGTAGCATGATTATTTTGTGCATTGAATATAAGATTAATGCCATTAAATCCAATAGGAATATCTATAGCATAATCTACCATACTATCATAAGTAGTTATACCGTCAAAAGTAGCTTCTCTCAAGGCCAATAGACCCTTAGTATAGAATATATGATTAATATTATCAATATCTCTGGCTATAAACTCACCTGCAACAGGTATACGAATATTATCAGCAAGCCCTACTATCTGTGTTTTTAGACCACCAATATTCTCAACTTCCTCTACCATATTACCATTAATGTTGCCTCCAATAGGTGGATAATATTGCAAGAAAGCTTTAGGCATATTATTTGAGTCAGTGTCTGTTTGTCCATAGTAAGTCACAAAATTGCTACCAGTTACACTTACAAAGTCTAGTGTAAAGCAACCATATTTATCAGGTACAACATTACCACTCATATCAAATAAATGTACAAATGGATTGAAATCTGTAATATTTACTTTAAGCCAGTTGCTAGAATAAGGTACTGTATCTCTATCAATATAAATCTTATTACTTACAAGATCACTATCCTCAATATTAAATATTTCAAGTGGAGGAACGTATTGATCATTTTCAGGATCTTCATACAATAAAAACTGAGCAGCATCTTTAATTTTATAACTTCTAAGTTTTTGAGCAGAAGTTATATAGTTATATCGCATACCTACACAAGCATGTCCTTTTAAAGCGGCTGATATAACAAGACCATCTACCTCATCTATTGCTCTAGATATAGGTTTAATTATATCACCACTTATGCCAGCTCTAAATGTACCTTGTGTCATTGAGCCATTGTTTATTACCAATGAATCAAGCCAAGCATCACTATTGTTTGGTGAAATAGTAAGATCACAATCTCCACCACTTAATGCTACTGTACCACTATCAGGATCTGTAACGAGTATAGAAGCGAGACCAATTGAAGTGTATGATGTGTAGGTTACAGCAAAGTTTTTACTTCTTCTCTTTATGTTTAATGTACCATTTTGTATTTTAAAACTTGTGAATGGCACTGTAAATGACTCTGTTGTATTACTAGCATGCTGTAAACTAACGCTAAATGACATAGTAGCACCTGCATTGCCAATTGTCGTACTATATAATGAATTAACTTTCAAATGATTATGATAAATGTCTGTCTTAAATGTTCCATATGTAAATGTTGGTGTATTTGCATTAATACCTTTCCATGGTATAATAGCATAATCATTAAAGCAAGATACAGTTACAATATTATTAGTTGTACCATGTATAACATATCCAGGCTGTGTGAAATCAATATATGCTCTCTCACGCTCATCACTTTCATAAGTATTGACGATAACCTGCGCTTCTGCATCGTTGCTATCATCTTCTAGTGTAGCTTTTGCCTGAGTATAGCTAAGAAGCTCTGTGACATATTCGACACCGGTCATTGCTTTAGCTTCTTTGATTACAATATTATTGTAATTAGTATAAGTAAAATCTTCCTCCATACTTATAGAAGCCATTTGCTGTGGATCCTGTACTCCTGGGAACCATGAATTCCAGCGTCTAGACCATTGCAATCGAACATCAGCCTCAGTATCAGGACTAAATCGATTAAAATCAAAGAAAGGCTCACTAAACTTAATAACAGTACGTTGGCGATTACGTTCGTTAAATGTTAAACGAAGAGGATTGCCATTTTCACCAATATCATGATAAGTACCAAAAAGCAACTGCTGTAACTCAGAAAGAGTCTTAATACAATAAGGTATATAAATCTGATTACTAGGATCACCTGGCTTTGGCTGCAATGTAAGAACTACAGCATATACATTAGTCTCATAAACACCATAGTCATTTGTATCACTAGAACCGGCATAATTAAAGCAGGGTACAAATCTAAATGGGAAATAATCTGCATCAGGCCAATCGTGTGCTGTTACTTCTGTGTATGTACCAATGGCATAACCGCCACTAGCATCGTTAGAAATATCTGGAATATTACACATAAAATTACCAAACCAACCTGGCACATACACAATAGTACCATTAACAAATTGAGGTGTTCCTGGCGACACTCTAAGGTAATTTTCATTATAAGTAACACCATTATATATTTCATTAAATTTATAATATCTACTGTCTTCACGATATACCTTAAAATTATTACCTTGCCATTGTATTGTTGAAGATGCTACACTAATACTGCTTAAAGAACCGCCTTTATCTTTAACAGCTAAACCACGCTGAGCAGTAATTGGATCTTCATATTTAACTGCATTGTATATAATTTCATTTGCATGTCTACGATCAGTTGCCTCAGTATTATCAGACAATAAAAGATTTGTACTACTACTTGTACCCTTAAGTTTGTATGAAGCAATATTATCTACATTTACAATATTGGCACAAGTATTATCATCAAACACATCATTCTTTGCAAGCCAATCAGACGGATTATACTCTGCATCAAAAAAGTAATAAGGACAGTCATAACCATTATAAAAATAGTTATCGCCAGGCTGACAGAGCTTAGTAAAGAAATATGTACGTGCTCTTGCACTCCAATACATTTCACCTACAGTACCTGAAGCATGCGCATTACGATTGAAACCTGGGAAATTACCAAGCTCACCATAGAATATGCTTTCATCTCTAATATCATCTGTATACACATGTGACTTATCTGTCCAAGTGATAGAGTTTCCTAACGTTATACTATTGTATCTATAAGGTACACTGACACCAGCTTTAGTAGCACTTGCAAACTCAGCTACAGTACCTATAGCTGTTTGACCTGTAAATACATTCTTTGCATAATAGACTGTGTTGCTATTTATATTAGGACTGAACATTATAGAATTAGCATAGGTATTATTAGGCTCAAGAACACCGAGACTATAGTCAATGTCCATTCTATAAATAGCTGTGAACCATACAGGTACCTGAATATCAAATATGACCTCATGACTTGTATCAAGATCATTATAGTTTGTAGTAAGACCAACAGTATTAAAAGTAAGTAAATCATTTGCTGCAAAAGAGATTACAGCACTGCTATCATAAGCTGCACCCATTATACTGAGATCTGAGTATTCATTAATATAGTCATGTAAAGTTAATTGCAATCCAATTTGTTTAGTTACCTGTTTATCGTAACTAAATGTTACTGTGTTACCTTCTATTGTAACATCTGTAGATGGTACTGTTACACCATCTACTGAAATATCGGTACCATCAAATCTATAAACAACATTCGTCCAATTATTTAAATCCTGATCAAATGTACCATTACACCAGCTATGTGTACCACTTGCAAATTCTGCATAACTAACAGGTCCTTTAAACTGATCACAAGATAATTCAGAAGCTATCTTAAAATCACAGTTAACATCCAAACTGCCTTCTTTCTTAATAAGTATTATACTATATGTGTTATCATCATGTCTTAACTCATAAGTCATGCGTACTTCATTACTATCTACTGTCAATTCTTTAAGAGTCTTATCAAAAGTAATATTACATGCAATATCATAAAATGCACAATGAACTATATTATCATAATCTGCATCAAAAACAGCTGTACCATTACTTACATATAATATACGTGAGTCCTTCGTATATATGAAAGACTTAATTACATCAGCGGAATATTCTGCATTGTACAAAGACACCATATATACAGGTGTATCATTGAGCTTAACGTTATTTGCCCATAAGTCTGTATCTATATTTATTCTGAGATTTTCATACTTAAAATCGTATACGTTCCAACCAGCGGCCCAACCATTCTTCTCAAAACGTACACTATTTGGTAAAAACTTGCCTTGATACTTTTGCCAATTATGTTGCCAAGTAGCTTGATTAATTGGAACAAGCATGTCACTAGTATTAACATCAAGACCTGCTTCAAGATCCAAACTAACTTTATTTCCACCTTCCATCATATAACTACCTCACCAATTTTAACAGCTTCAATAAATGCAGCTATTAAGAAAGTATGAATTGTATCAGGTATAGGAATACCAAGAGCTTCAAACTTAACCATTGTTATTGCAAGCATTAAGGTTACCTGCTGCCAATCAATATAGTATGGTAACGATTCAAATGTACATTTACCTTTAATAACATTTAATACAGCACGTGCTGTGCTTAACTGTAAATAATCAATTGGCTGCTGCCTTGTATTTTCTTCATCAGATAATGGATCATTCAAATGAACAGGTTTAAGAGAAATGTAAGCTGTATCAATTAACTCTTTAATTGCATCCCAGTCCATATTATTATCGTTTGTTTTATACCCTGCATTATACTTAATATATAAAGATAATGCATCAGCGATAAACTCACTGAGTCCTGACAACTGTGCCTGGAACACTGAATCACGTGTCTGATCAAGTGCAACAACTGCTGCCGCACTACGCATATTTTCCATATCAAATGAAGCATTCTGAATACCAGCCAATTCATACATTGCTGTTTTATAATCCTGAATAACAGCAGATAGCTCTGGATCAAGCGGTGTAGGATTAATTACAGTCATTAATGAATCAAGTGGACGTGAACTATCTACATATAAACATTCACCAGCACCGTTTGTAATCGCTTTCATAGCAAGTTCTACATCTGAATTAAATACTGGTGTTGCACCCTTATAATTACGTATTAATTGTTGTTGTTTAGCATTGATCTTATTAATCTCACGCTGCATAGGATAAAGAATATCAAATAATGAGCTAGACATTACTTTTGCAAAGCCTGTGTCCCATCTCATAACCGCAACAAGTACTTCTTCAAAAGGATATTTTTTCTCAGGTAATGCCTTGCCACTTATTGTAACATAGCACTTTTGTGTAAGACAGTTGAAATACATACAGAGATCAACTGCAACCTTTCCTTCTATATACTCAAGCATCTCTTTCTTATTTTCCTCGTCAAGATCCTCAAGATATACAAGAGCCTGTGTAACTGGGCATGCATAGTCTCTATAAAGCATCTGTACAATCTTACCTTTATTCATCTGACTTTCAAATATACCAATTTCATAATCATTACCTTTAACAAGCTTACCAGTATAAGGGTCAATGAAAGCATATGAATAACCAAGAATAGCAGCATCATGGAATACATCAATACAGGTTCTGTTAAACTTATCTTTAGTGATATACATACGCAAAATACGTTCAACCTCATCCTTGTATATAATATACTCAAAGTTCTGATCTTCAGACATAAGGAATGGTATAAACTGAATAGTACCCAATCTAGATGTTACCTGATCTACAATCTGCTTAAGATAATTACAAGAAAGACCTGTACCATAATCCTGACGCTCCTGATCCATCCAAGTAAACGGCGCAGAGTTATAAGAAGATACAGCCCAGTCACTTGTCTTAAGACTCGGAAACATCTTATTATAGAAAGCACAAATCTTAAGATACTCTTTAGAATACTTAGCCTCAATTATACTATTGAGTCTATAAAAGTCATTTTGAATCTCGTCTGGCAAATGCCAGTCATCAACTTTTTCACCGGGATAAAGCGTAGGTCTATTTACCTGCGTTACCTCATCAAAGGTATATGTCAATCCATTTACATTCATTTTCTACCATGCTCCCTAATAAATTGCTCTACAGCTGCCTGATCATCCAAATGATTAAAAATATCATAATCTGTATCAAGCTTAGTCTGAGCACTAACAGATTTTATTTCAAACTTATGCCCACCAGGACTTGTAACAGTAAGCACAATATTCTGTCTAAGATCTTTGGCTGCGTGTATTACAAGATACTCTAAAAACTCTACAGACCACTCCTGCTTGTTAAGAATGCGTAAAGCCTTACGTCTTTTCGCCTGTTCATAATGTATTGCAATTAATTGTCTAAGTAACCCTGGCTCTTTGTTTTTCATATAAACCTCTATTTAAGATTAACGCCACCAAATATCTTTTCAAGATTTTTAGGTAAATGATAACCATCTGCTCCAATCTCATTATTAATATATGGATCATTCTCAGGTAATACCTTTGGTGTCTTCTTGAGCACCTTGCTATCATTTTTTGTAGTAATGTCATCTTCGTCAATCACAGCTCCAGATCTAAGACGCTTTTCAACATCCGGTACTACCTCATTGTCAAACCAATTAAGATACTCTGCTGCATTACCAGGAATCTGTGACAAACGCTTTCTGAACTCAGCCATATTACTACCACGTCTAATCCAGCCTCTGATAATTTCAGGGTCCATTCTAAATTCCCTAGCTGCACCATTTATCATAGACTCATTGTGATTGAACATAGATCTTGGTCCTATACCAAAGTTCTGCCTCAATTGTCTAACTGTTTCTTTAGGACCATTTTTTGTTTCCTGTACTGAATGTAATGCTTCACCATACTTACCTTTTTGAATCCATTTATTTTCTCCTGGCAATACTTTTATTACCTTTGTACCTTCATCTGTCTCTTTAACCTGTACATTGCCACCACTAATCGTTTTTAATTTCTGTGATACCATTCCAAGTTTACGCTTAGTATCAAGGTAATTCTGCATTTTCTTAGGTGACCATAAATCCTTAGGTTTTACACCTGCTGCTTTTGCAGTTTCCTCAGAATCATAGAACTTACCTGTCTTATTATCAAAGTAAAGATTATTTGCAACACCTTCACGATATACAGCACTTAATCTTGTATCAGGATTAAGTTTCTCAATACCTGCTTTTTTAAACAAATCCTGCCAATCATTGGCTGACATAATAAACTTCTTATGTGCATCAGCTTCTGCTGCTTTAGCTTCACGTCGCATGTTCCTTGGTACTAACCATTCCATCATAGACTGTGCACTGTTTGTACCACCAAAATCATTACCAAACTTACTACGCAAAATACCCATAATTTCCTGGGGTTCTGCTTTAGGATCAATACTGAATGTATAATCTTTATCAAGTCCTACACCACCAAGATAACCCTGATCCATAGGACTATACATCTTTTCAAACTTTTCTGCATCTGATAAAGAATCATCCTTCTCAATAGCTTTACGTCCTTTCTCATCTGCAAATCTACTTTGTGCCAGAAATGCTTTATACTTACCATCACCAAGATTTTTAACAATAATGTTATATGGTGAACCTTCACCTGTAGAACGTATACCATATGATCCATCTGACAACGGCATAATCTGCGAATCACGCCCCTGTCTTATAGTCATATTGGTCAACATCCTATGCAAGTCATTAAGTTTATTCTGCATCTTAGGAGACATCTGATATTGGCCAGATCTATTAGCTACTGATACTTCACTGAAATCATTCGTCTTATCAATTTCAGATCTGATCTTATCAATCATATCAACAATAGCTTTTGGTGTAAGACCACTCTTGCTATACTGATTAAACTTTTCCCAACCTTCTTTATTATTACGCATTGTCTCTTCAAGATCATGTACACTCTTATTAGACTCATCATAATCTTTATGAGCTTTACGTAACTGCTTGTCATAATTAAATAATGTAGAAAGGTACTTTTCATATGGCTTTAATTTTTTAGGATCTTTAGCTGCGAGCTGTTGTATCATAACACCAAGTTCACGTTCCTCAGGACTAAGCTTTACAGTAGTACCATCATTTATACGATCGACAATATTATCATAAAGCTTTGAATTCTTTAAGCCAATTCTATTTTCCTTATGTCCAAGCTTTGATTGATTGGCTAAAAGTTTACTTTCACGTGTTTCCCAATCAGGTAATTCACTATAATAAGCCTTCTGGAAAGGTGTCTCATCTGTAGACTCATCTGGTCTATCAATATCTTCATCTGCTAAGCTACCAATTTCAACACTAGCCCCAGGATTGTTTTCATTATATACCTGACGTTCTTCATCAGTCATATTCTTAGTATCAGGATCTTCTTGCTCTGTATCTGATTTATTTTTCTTTGCATCGCGCATTGCTGCCATCTTTGCAATTAGCTCTGCTTTATCTTTGCGTGCTTTATAACCTAAAAGATCATCAACTGCATACTTCATTACTAGGCTCTTATCATTATCATCAAGCTCTTCAGGATTAAACTCTTTATCTGTCAAAGATTTTTCTAGTATAGGACTAAATCCTTTGTCTGTTGCATATCTGTCAGTCAAATGTTTAACAAGATCCTTTAATACACCTGCATTTTTAAGGCGGTCATAAAGTCCATTACCATAATCACCGAGATAATCCTCTCTTAACTTACTCAACTCATCTTTATAATCTTCTCTAAGATTACCTTTAAGCTGATTTGTCTTCTTTGGCTCAACCAACATTGTAATTAAAGGATTGTTTGGATCATAAGGCAACTCACCTTCTACGCCTGTATCATAAGATGCACCAAGCTTATCCAATCTATACTGGTCACTCAAGTCATCAATAATTTTCTTTGCTGCCTTGCGTCTTTCTCTTTCATCGATAGCTTTATACTTAGCATTTTCATAGTCAAAGGCTGCATCACGATAGTCCTCGGGATCATTGATACGCTCAGGATAATGTACCAACTCTGAAGTCATATTATCAACTGCTTTATCTACTTCTGCCTGATTTTTATCATGTATTGCCAACTGTGCCTTAAGATTCTCACCTGCATTTGCATGTTGAGAGCCTGCACCAGTAACACCAGCCTGCTTAAGTAAATCAGATAATTCTTTATCAAGTGCAAGCTTCTGACTAACCCACGCACCTTTCTCATCTGGTGAAACTTCATTAATCTGCTGCTTTACAAAACGCATCTCTTCTTCAAGATCATTGATTTTACTGCGCAGATCTTCACTAATAGGAGTATCGGTACTTGACACATCACTCATTTTCTGAGCCCTAGACTCAGGGATATTTTCACTTAAATCTCTGTCTTCAGTACCAGTGGCTTCTGGTTTGTTATCAGGTACACCCATGTGTTCAATACCTGAGTCTCTAACCTCTTTTGCAACAGCCTTATTTTTAATACCTGCTTCCTTTTCCTCTTTAGTACGTTTATGTGCATTACTATAAGACTCATCAATATGCTCAGGTTTATATGTTTTAAGCCATGTCCATACATCATCGAGAGTGTCTTTAACGCCAAACTCATCCATATCATCAAGAAACATATTAACAGTTTCTTTGTCCAAATCATTCTTACCGGCTATAATATTAGTAAATGCCTGATAAATCTGTGTAGGTAATTCTACTGCTTTACCACTTGGTAAAATAAATTCATGTGAGCCTGAGCCAGGCTGCTCTTTGTCGAAGGCCTTTCTATTTGCACCTTTTGTTTCTTCATAAATATGCTCACTATCTTTTTCATCCTTAGTCTTGCCTACACGAACCTTCTTAGTCTTACCATCCTGAGTTACCAACTTATACTTATAATTATTTTTCTTTTCAGCCATAACAAACTCCTATAATTCTAGGTATATTATAATTTTAACACAAATCATCGGTCATGTAAATGTACCTTTTATTAAATACTACTGTCCAAGAACATTCCATAAAGCGTAACGCATTGCTGGCAAAAGGTCAGGATGGTATGCACTATCATCAATCTCATTGAATATCTCGCCATTAGGTCCTCTTAAAAGAATAGTAGATACACACTCATGCTCACATTTACCACCTTTCAATAATAACAATTTACCAGTACGCATTAATTCATCAATCTTATCCCACATAATAATCTTATCAGTTTTATGAGCATTTGCAATCTGTAATCTTAAACTTTCATACTCTGAGCCAAATTCCTCAAGATTTACATTAACGGCAAGTTCATCAGTAATATGCTGATCATTATCATCTGCATCCCACAATACACGTTTATTCAATTCTTTTAATGCCTGTGCATCATATGTGTTCGCAGGACCAGTCATCAAAGTCTCAAGAGCTATCATCCAACACTCTTTAACCTTTTCCTTAAGGTATTCCAACTGACTCATTGTTCTATCTTTAATATCCAAACGGTTAAATTTAGCCTCGAACAACTCATAACCCTTACCTTCATCATCAGACCATGCTATAGCTATCAAACAGTCATTGTCTGATACACCATAGTCAACGCCAATAAACACGCGGGAAATTTTCCATTGAGGCAATGCTTCTTTAGGATCATATACCTTATAATTAGGATACAATACAAGATCATCGTCATATGCCCATTCACCATTATATTCACGACGAACATAAGGTGTATCCCAGGTCAAACCTTTTTCTTCAATAGCTTTTTCAACATAAGCCTCACGTGCTTCAACTGCTACTGGATGTGGATTATCACGCCATGTCCAGGTAAAATGTGGAACTTCCCATGTCTTCCAAGCCATTTCACCATATGTACCTTTAATCTGTGGTGGTGTACCTGCACAAAGGAACTTATAATCATCTGCGTAGTCCATCTGCATAGGCTGAAGAACTTCATCTTGGAGATAAGACAAAAGCTCAGACTTTAAATGGAAGAACTCGTCAATAACAATAACCTTAGCTTTATTACCACGAATCTGGTCAGGGTCTTTAGTATTACTCAAACCACGAACAAGGATCTGTGAACCATTATCCATGTGCTTCCAATTAAATCTTCTGCCTCGCTTATCCTGAAGGTGACACGAATCAACAATCTCATTTGCTGCTGTATCAATCAATCCTTCAGTTAACTCCATTGTCTCTCCGATATAGATACAAGTGGTATTAGGCCTACGCAAACACTCAACAATACAAGCTGCAACAAGAAGATGTGTTTTTCCCGCACGTCGTGAACAACATACAAGAATAGTACCGTTACCTGCATTAAGTACATTTAACTGCTTATCAAATAAGGTATGCAGAATCATGTAAATATTGTAGGCATTGTCAAAGGCTAACTCAGCGACTCGTGCCTCACCTGGTCTACCATCATTTCTATCAATCAAATAAATAAGGGCTTTAGTATCATGACGCATTATTGCATTCATATAAAGCGTACGAATAAGATGATCACGCTTTGTACCTGAACCAGCTACTGCCATTGCTAAATCAGTAACATTATCAAGCTCACTCTTGGCCTGCTTAACACGTAACTCAAGTACTTTAACCTGGTTTTTAGTAACTACCACATTACCTTCTTCAGTAGTAATAGTACCAGTCAATGCTGCCTGTGTCATTATGTTTGTCCACTTCGCATAAGACATCTCCACACACATTACTGCATATTCTGGATCCTGTGTTATAAAGTCAATTATCGTTAAATGATGTGCTGCAGCTATCTCATAAATAGAATCAAGTGACTCATCTACCTGATCACGCATTTCTGATTTGTACCAAGGCAACTTAACATCTTCATTAAATAACTGTCTAGCTGTCTCTGTAAAAGATACATTACTTACTGCATCAGTATCTTTTTCCTGTACAACAGGCGCCTGGATCTGTTCACTCGCCAACAAAATATCATCTGTCATTTCTTAAGCCCCTACATTTTTTACACTTTCTACGGAAACATATTTTATTAGTAAAGGAACAACGCTTCTGTTCAGCTATTAAAAAGAAACAAGCTAATGCCCAAAACAATACCATTAATGCTAAAAGTGTAAAAATAAATTTCATTACAGTACCTCTATATAATTTACACTGCTAAGTATCTCTTTAACCTCGGCCAACTTAGTCTGTTCAACTCTAATCTTAAGAATTACTTTTGAACTTGTCTTAGGTTTTGTTACAGTAGTACTTTTAATCTTAGGCGCAAACTTTGCGATTGCCGGTGCCTTGTAATCTGGAATAGATACACAGAACTGCTTAACACCCTGCTTTGTAATCTTACCATAAGAGCTGGTAATCTGCAATAGAGCTTTTCTCGCACTATCCTCGTCCTCTGCCTCAATAATCACTACAGGCCACTTAACCTGCAATAAACTAGGATCCTGATCAATTAGACCCATAATAGCCTGCCTACGACCATGCCCATCTAACAAGTAATTCTTATCAGATTTCCAAATGGCAAAAGGCATAAGTAAACCTTCATTCATCAACGAGTCTTTTAACTCATTAATATCTTGCTCTGTTCTCTTCTTCAGGTTACCCTGAAAAGGTGTCATGTCAGTAATTAACATTGACTCTTCAGTCTTGCATTTAATTTCCATAGTATTTTCTCCTTTATGTCTATTATAACATGGGCCAGTAATTATGTACATAATATTAGCTAATTTTTATAAAAGAGAAATTGTTCCAGAAAAATGTGCATTATATAGAAGGAACTTGACTTTTTGAGCTTGGCTTATGGTTAATAAAGCTTGGCTAATGGAACAGAAGCAAAGACAGGTTCACCAACAGCCCAATTGGTACATTTCTCACTTTTAGTGTTCCGTTCTATGAATGTACAAAAAATATAATTAGCTAATACATTTTACATTTGAAAAAAATAATTTTCTATTTTCCAAGTTATAAAAATGACTGTTACAACGAAAAATGGTACATTCACAGGAAAATGTACTTTGAGTAAAATAACACGTTGGTGGTGTCATGTATCTCAAGAAACGTGCGAGAGCTACTGTTGGTCCTGGTGTTGTGGATCATTAGTCATGGTTCGTTCGTGGCCGGCCCTTGGTTCATGAGTACACCATGCTCTTGTGCCGTTGGCCGTGGGGTTTTTCCGGGTTACGGTACAAAAAATTTCTGTGCCTTTAAATGTATCACGCGGACAGAACGTCGTGTGTATAATATAATAGTCGTCTTTTGATGCTTGATTTAGGGCGGAGAAAAAATACCCAAGAGGTCCCTCCAGGGTTACTTGGATGTGTTCGTTGGGCACATGAGGACCCGGGTCAAGACCGCCCTTAGGAAACGCATATGAAAACAAAGACAGTTACTTTTGGAGGCAAAACATACTGCCTTACAGTCAATCAGTCAGGAGACTTGTCACCAGCAAAGCCAGAAGAGTTCGAGGATCTCAAGAAGAAGAACCCTAAGTTGGTTAAGTACACTCCAGAAATCATTAAGCTGATTCAGGATCGTCCACGTCTTGGTCGTAACTCACATGGCAAGCTTAGGATTACTGATGACAATAATCAGCCTCTGATTATTGGTAGCAAGTTGTTGTGTCGTCCTGGAGAACTTGCAAATGACTCTACTGGCGCTACCGAAGATCTTCGTAAGCATGCTAAGGTACTCATGGAACAGTCAGATGCACTCAAGAAGATTGTACCTAAAGACACATTCGAGTTCTTCTTCCAGGCTGCGCAGGATCCTAAGACTAACGCAGAACTTCAGAATGAGAATGCAAGACTCTTGGCAGAGCTCGAGGATCTTAAAAAGCAGATGGGACTCAAGAAGTAGACACTTCGGCCCATGAGTATTTAAAAAAGTTTCATTAATCTGTGCTCGTGAAATACCGGGCACTGCATAGTTAGTAATGTATCAATGGGAGGTAGTCATGCCATTCTTAGATGACTATGACGAACCATTAATCACTACCGAAGACGATTTGTATGATGTTCTTTATGGTAATGATGATGATTCTTTTGAAGACTGAGTCTTTAATCTTGGGCCTTCGTAAGAGGGTCCTTGATTAAGGGTTTAGGAGGCCCTATAAATGGCACGAGTTTATAGGTCTCTTGCAAAAATGCAGGAAGACTTTAAAAAGATTCGTAAGAATCAGACAAAGGTTCTTAAAGGTTCTGATAAATATGCAGGGCTCAAAGAATGTTTCAAAAATGTACGCAAGTGTAATGACTCGTACAAATTATTGTATTACTAGGAGGCTTGAGTGTTAACAATCTTAGTTCTTAAAGTAATTAGACGCCTTAAGTGGGCAAAGAATGGTGAAGAGTGGTCTTGGAATAGGTACGAGTATATCTTGTACTGTATCTATCACAAGAGACGTAATAGGCTTGCAAACAAGACTACAAAAAAGCTCATAAAGTTCTATGAGTTTTTAAGTCATGGCGGTTTTCCTGAGAACCCTGCTTATATTACCCAAGAATACCTTGAACTTGTTAATGATTACTGTAATGGTTCTATTTGGTAGGAGGTTTAATATGACTCTACAAAACAAGCAGATTCTTGTAATGAATCTGTTCCTCGGTCACAATGTTTACGACTGTATGAATCACCCTTGGCTAGAGCTCTTGTCAAAGACATTGTCTGATAGTGGTGCTGCTTATACTTTCGTAGTATACAGCAAGAATAAAAAAGAATTCTTTAAAGTGTTCGTAGCAACACGTAAAGATAGTAATCGGTGCTACCAAGTTCGGTTCTCACCGGTATTCAAAACAAAAATAGCATAAGGAGGTTTAATTATGCAAAGAATTTATAGTGACGTTGAAGTCACAGCAAAGGTATGCATGGACCCAGAGTCTATGTTTGAAACAATGATGGATCTTAAGTATGTAACCGAACATGCTTCTAAGAATTATCCGAATCTCGCAAGACTTATTGATGAGATGCATTGCGTACTGTCAAGGCTTGCTGCTATGGGCTGCTTACCACCAGCTATGGAAAGAGCTGTGGGATGCAATGATTATAGTCCGGAGGACAATAATGAGTAGGCTCTTTCGTTCGGGTACAGAGTATGCACAGATAGAGGTAGGCAAATACCGCGGGTGCATTATTATTGGTGGTGATACGGAACACGTAATCATCGTTAAAATTTATCAGGTGTCTAATGCCATGTCTATTAAACAGACACTACAGAAAAAGGCACCACGTCTAATGCCATGGGAGGTGGTATTATGATTAATAAACTCAGGATGATGCTTTTGGAAATGTTCCAGAGGCAAATGAAAAGTGATGCTGGTATCAGTACAAGAATTTCTTTGTACATGATAGAAGTTCAATTGTTAAAGGACTTTGTCTATGCTATCACAGGCAATGCTCAGTTATATGGCGAACATGATGATGAGATCCATGATGCTTGCTGTGATTTCATTGACAAAATGCATAAGTATGATCAGTAGAAGAATACATTCAGTGAACTGACCAAGAATTAATTGAAGCTGCTACTATAAAGGAGGTAAAGTAATGAAAGTAGAGATCCCAATAGATCTGGTCAAGACAGTCGTAAAAGAACTGACGGATCAGATTAACATGGAGATGGAACAAGAAGACCCGTGTCCTGGTATTGGTGTGCCAGCAGATAAGAAATATCCCTGGTATATAGAGTTAAGGAATCTGTTTCAGACTATTCTTGATGCAAGAAGTTCAGACTATAATCTTGGATTTGAGTTTGCAAAGCATCTGTATCAAAGAGCAGTCGATAATGAAATAGATTATGAAGATATTGTTTGTTCGGCAAATGTATCTGATGCCTTTGAAGAAGGATTCAGTGATTATATTTGTTCTGCAAATGAGGAGGTAAAGTAATGGTATTCAAGTTTGAAATTGATACTGATAAACTCAATGACTCTAACCCTGAGTCAATTGAGCAAACTATCAAAGACTTCCAGATGTTGATTCAGTTCTTATGCAACTCTAACCCAGATTATTACATCATTGGTGGCATGCTTAAAGAGCAACTGGAAAAGCAGGTAAACAAGTTGGATCCTAAACAGGACATGATAACTCAGTGGGATATGATTCTGGAAAGAGATTGTATGTATTCAAGAGATGAATATCTTGGATTGCATCATGACAATGGTATACCTGAACGTGTTGACAATTTCTATGCACAGATCGGTGAAGCTATGGGTCCTGTATGTTATGCTGGGTACCAGCTCATGCAGGAACTAAAGAAGTTCAGTCTCTCTACTGAATGGGTAGAGAACTGTATCGCATACTACCAGGATAACTGGGGTTATTTCTAGGAGGAATAAAATGAATGAAGATTTAATCAAAGAGGTAAAGGCATTGGCTAGTGAAGTTCGTGCTAATGAAGACAAAGAGGATCAGCTCAGGAAACAGCTTGCACAAATATGTGTTGACAATTACAATCAGTATGTATATCCTATGTTTATACAGCAAAGAAATGTGCTTGATGCTATAAGTGAAACCTTAAAACATCACTTGAATTTAGGTAGATATGATAAGTCTGTACTTGTAGCAGCAGAAAAGTATGAGATAATTATTCGTTGTCCTTACACCGCAGGTAATCAACTTGCATTTAGAATTGAACCTGTCAATGTAGACACTACAATAGTATCTTGTATGAATAAAGCAGATGCATCAAATTGTTACTGGTATGGTAATGCAGATATTCTGTCACACTTCTTTGGTAATGAAGATGCTGTACAAATGACATGTGGATTCATTAATGATTTGTTTGCAGAGCAACTCAAGACAATCAAGAATGAGTACACTGATAAAAATGAAAAGTTGAAACAGATAATCGATGAGCTCACTCTCAGGTTAAACGCTACACATGTTCCTGTGCAGAAAGAAGATGGTACCGTCGAAGTAATGATCGGCGGTAAAAAGTTTGTAGGTAAAATTGAGGAGGAATAAAATGAGCACATTGATAATTTGTTTCTGTCTTATGTTTCTTTTATTAAGTAATGCTTGTATGTTTATTGTCATGATTAAGTTCACTGACAAAGTTAAATTACACAGTAAGCTTATCTCAGAAATCCTGGATAACTTATGTAATGTCTTGGGCAAGGATGATGATGAGGAGGAGGAATAAAATGAACACAGGTTATTTACCTAAAGCAATTACAAAAGATGTCTTGTTTGATAAAGCAAGAGAAAGATTCAATGAATGGTTTAAGATGTTTACAGATCCTAGTGTATCTGTACAATGGATGTATAATGACATGTCTGCGTCTTGTTATTGTGGAAATCCTGCTGATGATTTCCCTGATGATTTCAAACAAGCGCCTGTAAAGATTTCTGATAATGAATTCAGATACAGAGATATAACATTTCGTATCACACGGGATGGAATAGATGATAAGTCTTATATCTGGACTGACAAGTATAATGATTCTGATGATCTTGTTTGGTGGGCTTGGGGTGGAGTATCTGTTGTTAATGATAAATGGCTTATTGAAATACTTGATAAGTTTATCAGCTCACATGAGGAGGAACAGGATGAATGAAGAAAAACTTTGTACCAGCATTATGGATAATGTCTGTAAGCTTCAGGATTTCTTAGCTGATAAATTATCTGATGAGGATTATACCACCGCTAAAGATATGCTTGATGAAATCTGGTCTAATGCCCATGCTATAAGAGGAGATATGTAATATGAGTAACAAATTTAATATTCAGGTTGATGAGTTTACTATTACCGATCCAAGTCATGGCATCGGTCCTGATGCACCACGTTTTTATACGCCTGAAGAAAGTATTAAGTACTATGGAACGTATCATGAGCAGCAGATACGTAAATGGTATGAGCAGCATGAAGATAAGCTTATCATTGACTGGTCTGTAGAGAATGAAGATGATCCACCTGGCTGGGATGACATTGTTAACGAGATCAAAGACCGCTGCAAACTTAACTCTGCTGCAGTTATTGCTATGAAGATTGTCAGTGACTTCGGTTACGTAAGACAAGATGCTCATGTACCTAAGCTCAGTGTAAGATACCAGCTTACAATAGATCTTTACGAAGATCTTGATGAGATCTGTCAGTGTGAAGACTGTAAGAACGGTGTTCAGTTATATCAGGAAGCTGATGGTACATATTACTTCCAGATTACTGGTGCAAACTTCTATGATAAAAAAGATAACTATGCTGGAACAGACACCGTAAAAGTATGGTTCAAAGTATTTAATTGGGAGACATTATAATGGTTAATGAAGTTGATACTAAGAACCCACATAAACAATGTGCTGTGTGTAGATCTAGGCACAATAAATGTTCTGATTATCCTTGTACCATTTGTAAAGATCCCGATGGAAAACTTATGGAGTTTGAGAAGTCAGATGATCTTGGTACCTGCAGTTGGTGTGAAGATGATTTTGAATTGTCTGAACTTAAACGTACAGACATGGGTTATCTTTGTAGTAGATGTATTGATGCTATACTTTCTCGTGGAGAACCTTTAACAATATATCATAACGATGAGGAGGATTAAATGTATACAGTAGTAATTCTTGATTATTGTCTCGCTGAGGTAAGGGTCTATCATTTCAGCAAGTTCAATAAACCAAAAGACCCTGAAGCTTGGATCAAGGAGCATGATAAGAATTGGTCAGATGCTCAGTGTTATTGGATGGGTGGCGAGGACATGTCTATAAAGTACATGGACCGCGACACTGGTGAATGCTTAGCAGAGGAGTTAGCATGAAAACAGTTAAGTTTCTTAATCCACCAAAGGTCTGTGACATATGTCAAGGTCCTTTTGTAGAAGACATTATGTTTGATGCTGCAACATGTCATGGTCCTTGGGCTAACATGTGTATGCATTGCTTTAATCAAATTGGTAGAGGTCTTGGTACTGGTCTCGGCCAGCAGTATAAAAAGAATGATCAGGGTGAATGGATCAAGATAGCAGGTTAGGAGGTAAAACATGATTAAGAAACCTTGGACACCGGATAATTGTCCGGTACAGGTTGGTATGTGTATTTGGAATCCACTTAACAATACAGATGAGTTAGTTACAAGAAGGTATCTTAATTACGATGGGAATCATGATGAAGATAAACCACTGCTTGATACTGCAGGTGGTTTTTATACAGGCAAAGATCTTATGAATAGAAACATGACTTACTATCCTGAATGGCCGTGTACTCTTACAGAGAAGCCATGCTACGATGAAGTAGAAGACAGACCGTTGTATCCTGTATTAGTTGGGTTGATACATGATGCATTGGTCAAAGCACACTACGCGAAAGAAGGTATACATTATACTGTGGATGATGGTATTCGTATTTGGGAAGATGATCTTGCTACAGCAGTTAACAATGCAGCAGACCATCTTGATCTTGTGTTCAAGGAGTTTAAACATGATGAACAGTAATGAATTAATGAAGGACTTGAATAGAGTTCTTAAGGAATCTGGCTGGCTGGATAAAGCTACCGAGTTCTATCAGAATCATCCTGAATATTTTCACAAAGGAAAATATGACGGATACATTTCTTCATTAGGTTTGTCAGTATCTTATCAGCCTAAGTCACTCTCAGATATAGCAACAATAACACCTTGTATCTTTATAAATATGGGTGGAACTATTAGTGAATTTGCACGTGAATATAATATGCATAATACAGGCAGAATATATTCACGTACGTGGATTAATGGTATGCTTGTTACGGAGGTAAAATGTGAAGAGACCTAAGGACAGATGGACAAAGAAGGAGCTCACTCTCAGGCAGGGCGTCCAGCAGCTTGCTAAAGCAGTTGTTGAGCAGTGGATTGAAGACGGTAAACCTGAATGTGATAAGCAGGTTATAGAGTACTGGAAAGCTATTGCAAACTTTGAGGTGAAAGAATGAGTTTAATACTTTGTACCATTGGTTTAATTGTTATTGTTGTATTGTTTAGTACAGTATTTAACAAAGACTTTATGCAAGGTTATCGTAATAGCAAGTTCTTAGATGAGTTGATGAAGGAGGATCAACAGAATCAGGAACCTGAAAACAAGGAGTTGACATGTGAATAAAGAATTCATGTTGGCACAAGTAAGGTACAGGATAAAGCAGCTTGAAGCTGAATATCGTAAGTACTTTGATTTGGATAATGGTCCGAGCACTTCTGTCTCTGGTGCTGCATGTATACGGTCACGTATTACAAAGGACCTTGGAACTTTACATCTCATAGAATATCTGTTAATCTATTGTCCTGATACAATGGTAATAGAATCTGATGATATATGTAAAGCGTTCGACAGGTTAACAGAACCAAGAAAATTAAAATAAACAACAGGAACATAAAACTACTTCATGCTTCTTGTGAATGTTACATTTTTAAATTAGCTAATTCAATTTTATGTTTACAAAAATCTTTTTTTATTTTTCAAGTATAAAATAAATTAGCTAATTATATTTTTTGTATATTCACATGAACCTTGGAGTAGTTTGTGTTCTGTTGCTTTTGTTGGAGGAAGCAATGAAAGAAAATGAATCTGCTTTTGCTAAGTCACTCTCAGGTATATTAAGAAACGCTGGCTTTGATGTAGTAAGATTAGAGAGTCATAGTACAGGTAATGGTATTCCTGATATGTTTGTGCAAGGTCGTGGTATAGATCTATGGATCGAGTTAAAGAATGACAAGGTTCAAGGTATACCTGCACAATGTGATTATAAATCTGCAAGTCCTTTACGTGTTGATTGGAGACCTGGTCAGATACCATGGGCATATGAATATTTTATTAGGCATAATAAACATAAAAACACATTGACAATTGTATCACTTGTCGATGGTTATGCTGTAGTACCAATGATAAAGATCTTTGATCGGGATCATTATGTTGATTGGTCTGATGTATATGTATGTAAATCAATTAGTCCCGAGACATTGATCAGACTTACCAGACACTTTAGCTATTATTCAAGCAGCAGGAATGTTTACAAGGATATAACATTCAGGCAAATGATTAATGGTATTGTTGAACCTTGGGATATAGACTATGATCCTGAAGTATTATTCAATGAGTTTTGTCCGGACTTTTATAGACACATATATAATATAGATGATAAATTAAATTCTGTTATTTGGAAAATAATTTGTCAAGATATATTAGAATATTTTGAATTAGCTTGAAAAATAAATTAGCTAATTCTTAATATATAATGTTGGTTTGTTATATATTATATGTATAACATTTATTTTCTGTGCCGTACATGTTTAGATGTTCTGTGTATCAGAATAAAATATGACGGTATACTATAAGGAGATACTACTATGGAAAAGGTAGCAAACACATCAGTTCAGAAGAACGAACACTCAGTAAAGGATGACGCAGCATTCAAGGCAAAGAAAGCAGAAGCAGCTAAGGCATTTGCCGCTCGTCAGAAACAGAAGAAAGAAGATCTTCTTAAACATGCAAAGGTATTGATTGAAGCTCTTGAAAAGAATCCTTCATTCAAGATCCCAGAAGATACAAAGAAGTTCTTTGAAGCATGCGCAAATCCTGTTACAACACGTACTGGTTTTGGTGGACAGTCATTCTTGAACAAAGTATTCGGTGACAGTCCTAAGGTTGGTGATTCAATCACTGTTCTTGAATACATGAAGAAGACTTTGCAGGCTAAAGGTAAGCTTGACAAAGCAGTTAAAGATTGGGCTGAAAAGGGAATCGTTGTTGAGTTCACTGAAAAGCCTAACAAACTTGAATCAGTCTATACCATCAAGAAAATGTAAACCACCATTGTCCTGATGTTATACTTGGCCCTGGGTTTAATTACTCAGGGCCTTTAATTTTTATTAGCTAATGCTGGTATAAATAAATGATTCGAGGTATAATATGTTTATTGAATTACACAGACCTAGACCTATCACTGTTAGTTTAACTAGTATTGAATACTTCTGTCCTAGTGATTATGGTGGAACAATAATTAGTGTACCTAACTTCGATGGTTTGTTAAAGGTTATTGAATCTTATGAAGAGGTTCAAGAGCTAGTTGCAATGGCGGGAGATAAACATGAGTGATGAATTGCATGTGGTAACAAGAGAAGAAACGTTTAATGATTACGCGGTACGTGAGCTTGCACAAAGTAAAGCAGCCTGTATGTGTCGTGTACAATTTAAACGTTGTAAAGCAAAGCAATGTGCAAATTGTTACAGACATACAAGAGTAGCTAACTGTGAAGCAGCTATGTCAGACTATGACCGAGAACGTTTGCAACATTATACATCAGTATACTATACAGAGTATTCCATAAATCCTACAACATGGATGAGTCATAAAGAATATAAAAGATATTATGCTAGACTAATGTTCTTTATCTTATTGTTCTTATTTATTATGATGTTAATTCCTATAGTGTTAATAGGACCATTGGATGCGCCTAATACAGTAATTGATTTTGATACAGCGATTACTAGTACAATACAAGCAGCTCAGTCTCAGGTATACGATGTAGATCGGGATGATAAGATTAATTGCATTGATTATGCAATAGTCTTTAAGCTTGTATGGGATACAAGGTATCCTAGATTAAAAACTAATTGTACTATTATAAGGAATGTCAATTGGTTAACAGACATGAATCATCTATTTATCTGTATTAATAACGGGTACAGAAATATTTGGGTAGAGCCTGGAACTTATGACCCTTATAATTATACAATGGAATCTATTTGGGGGGATAGATATGATCCTATTTGTAATAAATATGGTGAGACACAGTACTGGTTAAGTGAGGTAAAGTATGACTAAGGTTAGTTCATATAAGTCTCCTTGGGCAAATTTAGCAGCAGCAATTATTAGGTCTGGGGAGAGAGAAAATGATCAAGTCTTCTTAGATAGTGATTGGTGTGATACTCTTAAAAGGTTATGTGCACTTGACGATGAAGAAACCGGTAAGAAATTTAACATGGTAAATATTGGACCAAGTGCAAAGTTCAATCCAGGAGACTAATATGAATGTGAATGTTGGTGATGTTCTGGAAGTTTATCCGGGTATCTTTGGTAAAATTATTAATGAGTATTCCAATGGTTATGAAACTACTTGTGGTTTTGTAAAGACAATGGATGCTCATGTAAATAATGATGTTGTAAGTATAACATATATTTCTGACTATGCAGATTGTTTACCTGTTAACTACTTCGAGATTGAATGGTTAGATGATCGAGACAAGCGATTAATGATTAAGGAAGTTAAGTTAGGTACACTTGATGCATTTGTTATGGAAGATGGTTATCGTTCACAACATGTAACAAGTTTGGAGGAACGTAGCATTGCAAACAAAAATGAACGCAATTAGGACCACTTATACTGCCTGTCCTAAATGTACTTATCCAATTAAGAAAGTATTGATTGGTGAAGAGACAGATAAGAAAGGCATTAAGCGTGAGGTAATTAGATCTTACTGTTCAAATAGATCTTGTGACTTTGAAAAAATCATGAGGAGAAAAAAGAAATGGCAGTAGATCCTAGATTTGGGAACAGTTCAGGATATTTCAAAGATCCGGTTTCTGAAGAAGAGTTTAGTCCTGATACTCCACGTGTTGTTCAAGCAGCATTAGTAGATGGTAAGTTTACTTGGCCATGTGTAATGCAGTCTGATGGTGAAAAGCTTTTGAAGATTGTATTCAAATACTTTACTCCTGAAGAAAAAGAATTATACAATGCATATCGTGGTAGATCAGGAGGTCACTCTCAGGTAAGGGTAAAGAAAGAAAAGACTGTATCGATAAAGCCAGAGACAACTGAATATAATGAACGTAAAGTCATTAAATATAATCCTGAGTCAGCTACAAGTCTCAAGACACTTGAGATACTTGCGCAGTGTGATCGCTGCTTAGGTGTGTCGTTGATTTCTGGTATTTATTACGCACTTGTAACTTCTTATAATTCCAATGTAGTACATCATATTCCTCGTGAATGTATACCAGATGATGAGTTCGAAAGACTCATGTGCGGAGATGCTATATGATTAAGGTTGTTAAAGCAAAGTACTTAGCTAAGTGTGATTCATGTAATAATAAATGTACTTATCTTATTCGTGCTGGAAGAAAATATTTACATGTATGCACAGCATGTCTACAGGAAACTTTTAAGCAATGTAAAGGAGCATTAGATGAAAGTCAAGAACAAGTGGAACAATAGGATTTACGAAATTAAGTGTTTTGAAGGTCCGACTGATACAGTTACACTTATCAGAGATGATGGTTCTGAGTTTACAATAAACCAGAAAGAGTACAGAGCAAATTATAAGGAGTTCAATGATGGAAAAACTAAACAAAGAAGAAATTAAACTTAAGGTTAGTGAATGGGAAAAGCTTAGTACAGAAGAGCATGCGCATATCTGTACAATGATTATGAGAGCTTTGGGTGATAAATTGCAGGAGATGAAAGATCTCTTTGAGCAATTGTCGCACACATACCAGGCAGAGATGGCTGCAACAGGTATATCTATTGTATGTAATATTGATAGCGTTGCTTTTGATGAATCAACGCAAGTATATATGTCAGGTACATCTGATGGTTTAATGCATAACTTTAAACATCTTACTAATGAAATAGTTAAGATGTCCGATAATATATTAAGAGATCAATTAAAGGAGATGCATGATGATTCAGACGAAGAGCCAGCTTGATCGGTATAAGCGTTACCGGGATTTTGTAAAACGAAACGGATGCAGATCTCTTTACCAGCATTACAATTCTTATAGCAATAAGAAAGCAGCTGCCTGGCAAAGAATAGCAGGACGTAAATGTGATGAAGATGGTTTCTGTTTTACTATTGTAGGTGGTGGATCACATTACTTCAGCACTGGTTATCTACATAAAGTAGATAATCATATTGAACTTGTGTATGATTGGGCGGGTGGTACAGATCGTATCCCATTAACAGATGAACAGAGATTGGAGCTCAGTAGAATATTATGTCGAACAATATAATAATTCGTAAGGCTAGGAATAATTATGTCTGTGAATGTTGTGGACATATTATTAAAGCTGGAAGTGAATACCTTGATAAGGTTATTCTTAATAATGGTAAGTGTGTTGAGCATACCAGGTACCATGATGAGTGTCCTAAAGTAAATCCCCAAGAGTACTTATTTAATAAAATAGTACAGTCTAATGGAGATTTAATTGTAGCAGATAAACAAGGTATTAAGATACGTATTGCTGGTTTGGCTTTTGCTAATGATGATTGGTATGTACTTTATCATGATTGGAATGATCCTAAGGGTAAGTATATGCTCTTTACAAATATGGTTGACTATCATGATGCGAACGGAGATCCGGTTATCTAGTTTCTTTTCTTATATTCTGATTGTTATTCAGTTCATTATTATATTCTTTATAGGTATGATTCTAAAGAACCAGGACATTAAGATCCAAGAACTTAAACAAGACAATCAGAGAATAAGACAAGAGCTGATAGAGACAGAAGCTAAATGTCAAAGACTAACAGACCAGTGTATTTATATACTGTCTGAAGGAGTATGGGAATGAGTGAAACACATTTAACTGGTAGTGTATCTGGTAGGTTTGATTGGAATGAATATCAAATTGAGTACACTGCAATAGTATCTGGTACTGAGTGGTATCAGCAGGGTAGAATGTATATGCCTAATGGTGATCCTGGTTATCCAGATGAATATGATTGTGAAGGGCCTTTCTTTGAAGACTTCGATGAAATAATTGTTACTGATGCAGAAGGTAATGACGTAACAGATACACCTGGATTTGAAGATCAGCGTCCTTTGATAGAAGAAAAGATCAAGGAAGATGTTAAGGAGAATAAAGACTGGGATGACTGTAATTGGGATGACCCTGAACCAGACTATCCTGATGATCCGCCGGAAGATGATGACTGGGAGGATGACTGATGACTAAAGACGAATTGAAAAAGGAAGCAGAGAAATATGCTGAACAATGTTATGGGTGGACTAATAACGATTTGGCATTAGATGTTGCAGAAGCAACTTATATTGTAAGTGCCGAGCCAAGAGAAAAGCGAATAGCAGAACTTGAAAAGAAACTTAAAGCAGAGCAGGATCTTAATGCAGAGATCAAAGCCAGGTTTGTTAAATGCAATACCTGTACACAGGACATGAAAGAAAAGTGTCTTATGTTCAATGAGAATCTTTGTGAAGGTGAACGTTGCGAAGAGCTTGTTGATCTTATGTCATTAGTAAGTAAACGTGACACAGACGACAAGCTTGATGAAGCAAAAGAGCTTATTAGAAAAATGTTAGGCGATCTTGATGCTTGGCTTGAAGCATATCCTGACTGTGAAGAGACTGCAGTATTAGTAAGAGAAGCAAAACAATTCTTGGAGGAAGTATGACAGATGAACTTGGATTTGAATTTGAATTATGAAGAACAGTTGAAACAGGCAAAGGAAATCATACAGAAAGCTGTTTTTCAAAATATTTGCTATAACTGTGATTATGGAATTATCCATTGTAGCCAGTGTCGTAATGGAACACTGAGAAAGCAAGCAGAGCAGTTCTTAAAGGAGATAGAAAAATGACAGCTACAGAAAAATATCTTGCTATGAATAACACCTTTTGTAAACTCAGAGACGCTATTTATGAGAGCAATGTGGATGAAGCAGAAGAGCCTGTTATTGTTCAACAAAATGTAGAGGCAGCATTAAGCATATTATGTGCATATCTTGATTACTATAAGGAAAAGAACAATGTTCATACTAAACAAAAGGAGTAAGAGAATATGACAGATGAGTTTGGATTTGAGATCTTTGATGAAGATGTTCCAGCTTGGCAGGAATATCAGTCTGAGTCAAGAAAACAGATTGAAGAACCAAAGCCTAAGAAAACCAAGACGAAGACTGTAAGTACAGAGAAAGCAGTTGCAGAACGTGAGGAAACTGTTCAGGTTAAACTGTTTGATCATCAGATTAAAGCCCGTGAAAAGTTCAGGGATAAGAATGAAATAGCCCTGTTCTTTGAAATGGGATGTGGTAAAACATTAACGAGTATGATGATTATCTGTGATAAATATAAAGCAGGTATTATTGATTCATTGCTTGTTGTTGCACCTAATGATGTTCACAAGCAATGGTTTGATGATCTTTGTGATGATAATTCTGTATTATCTAAAGCAATTGAACAGGAACAGGTTCATTGTACTGGTCAGATACTTGGTGGACGTGGTGGTCAGAAAGAGTTCTATGACTTTGATGATGATGGTAAATTACATATTGTATGTGTTAACATTGATACGTTCTCGCAGCCGCATAAGTGGGAACCGATTGTTGAATGGGTTAATGCACACAAGACTGCTATCATTATTGATGAAGCTACAAGTATTAAGAACCCGAGCAGCAAGAGATCGCAACGCATGCTTTATGAGTTCAATGATGTAATGCGTCGTGGTAAAACTGTTTTGTTCAGTGGCAAGAAACCTAATACAGAAGTACGTATTGTATTAACAGGTACACCAGTAACTAATGGTCCAATGGATCTGTGGTCTATTATGGAATTCATTCAGCCTAACTACTTTAATCGTAATTACTACAGCTTTATGAATTACTACGGTATGCACACAAAGCTAACAGTACAAGATAGAACGATTAACGTATTACTTACTGAAAAGACCTGGCAAGGTATAAAACATTGTAAAGATTATGCAGAAGCATTTAGCTTGTTCGGTTGTTCTGAAGATACATATCTTACTGTAATGCATCAGGATAGGTATCTTGGTCCTTATAAACATGCAGATGAACTTAAAGAAATGCTTGAGCCAGCTGCAGTGTTTGCCAAGTTGACTGACTGTGTAGACATGCCTAAAGTTAATTATATCGTTAAGCAGGTTCCTATGTCAGATGCACAACAAGCATGCTACAATGATATGAAACATGATCTTCTTGCAGTATATGATGAAAATGTAGCGACGGCTAAAAATAAGTTAGTAGTCACCCTCAGGTTACAGCAGATAGCAAGTGGTTTTATCATGGGACATAAGGAAGAAGACCCTGAAGATATGGATATTCCTCTGTGGATGGACCGTGATATTGATGAACAGTATGATATTCAACCTGACGAAGTTATATGGCTTGGTGATACTAATCCTAAGCTTGAGCAGTTAATGCGTGATGTTGATGAACTTGATAAACCATTGCTCATATTAACAAGGTTTAGTGCTGAAGCCGCAAAGATCTATGACATGCTTAAAGATAAGTATAGTACGATGCTTTATACAGGTTGGAAGACTACTGGGTCAATTGCTGATTACAAGCAGGGTAAGTATGATATATGTGTTGCTAACACAACTAAGATAGCTCGTGGTCATAACTTGCAGATTGGTCATACAACTATCTATTATAGTAATACATTTAGTATGGAGCTTAGACAGCAGTCTGAGTTCAGAACATTCCGCATGGGTCAAAAGTGTCCTTGTACTTATATTGACTATGTTTCTTGTGAGGTAGATAAAACTATCGCAGAAGCATTGAAACTTAAGAAAGGATTGCTTGAATACATAAGAGATAAAGATATGAAGGAGGTAGTATAATGTTTACTAGTTTTATCTTATGTCATATTGATGGGGAACAGGTTATGATTAATGTTATGGACATTAGTTATGTAGCAGGTTCTAATGTTTTCTTAAGATCACGCGGTGAAGAAGATATGTGTCTTACTGTTGATGAGCCATTTGATGAGATCAATAATAAGTTATGTGAGGAATTAAATGGACTATAAGCAGCGAGCAGCATTCAGGAAGACAGATGAATGGAAGAAGTTCAAGCATAAGTGTAGACTCCATACTTCAGTAGACTTCATAACCAAGAAGCCGTTGGAGCGTGATTGGAATCTACATCATCTTGATCTTAATATTCAGAGATATGATAATCTTGATATGAAGCGGTTCATGCCTCTTAATAAAAAGACGCATGAAACTATACACGAGATCTTTAAATGGTATAAGAAGGATCATAAGGTTCTTGACCGTATAAAGAAGACACTGGACTTAATGGAGGAATATACAAATGGACCTGACCCTACTGAGCAAAGTTCAAAAGAGCATGGTAAGACAGACTCAAAAATATAAGCACAATAAGACCGGAAACATTTATATGTTATTATATAGTGATATATGTGAATGTACCAATGGTCGTGAGGATATAAGGTATTGTCTGTATGCCAATGAAGATGGTAAATTATTCTGTAGGACCTGGGATGAGTTCAACCAGAAGTTTACAAAAATATAAATGTACAAAAAATGTATTAGCTAATTTATATAAATGTTATATTTATATGATATAATAACTGTATGAAAGAAGACGCACGTAAACAACTAGAGGATTATTGTAGGAAGACCTATCAGAAAATAGTTGACTCCCTTACTAAATTATCACTTGATCTCTTTGATAAGGTATATGTTAACCTGCCAGACACAATGTCTGAAGAAGAGAAATTATCTTTTATTAAGGAATTTATTACAACTAATACTGATAGTATTATTGGTTCGGCCTCTATGATAGGTTCGAAGATTAATTACCCGCCTAAGGAGTAGAATATGGCAGAAGACTTTAGTTATCTTAATTCAGGTATATCTGAACAAGATAAAGGTGTTCTTAAGAATCTTTCACAAATGGGTGAAAAGCTTAAAGAACTACAGTTAAAGATGCTGGAAACACAGACGATAGCAGAACAAGCTAAGAAGGAATATGAGCATTTTGCAAATGTAATTATTCCTCAGGAAATGTTCAGCGCTGGTGTTGATAGTATTGGTCTTGCATCGGGTGGTGCATTAAGAGTTAAACATAACTTTTATTGTCAGCCTAATAAGAATGCAGAGGATCGTAAGAAGATCGTTGAATGGCTTAGGGCTAATGGTGGTGGTCATCTTGTTAAACATGATGCTACTGTTTCACCAGAAGACATGGATAAATTAGAACAGAATGGTATACCATTTATTGAGAATACATCTGTCAATACAACAAGTCTTAAAGCATTCTTAAAAGATAAGATTGGAGCTACAACAGGTGTTCAGCAGATCACCGTTGATGAGATACCGGAATGTATACATTTCCAGGAAGTTACTACAGTAGAATTGGAGGTATAATTATGAGTAACAAAGTAACAAAGATTGCCAAGGACATTGGCACAGAAGAACAGGTTAAAACAAAAAACATTAATTATCAGATTGATGTTGAACTTGGTAATGGTCTTGGTAAGTTTTCAACTTATATGACTGTAACAGGTGTACCTGAAGATCTTCCTGAGGCTTATATGGACACAGTAAAAGCTGCAGCAGAACGTCAGTTTGCTCAGGCACTTAATGAACGTACTTTTCTTGAGTTTTATAATGTAGGTAAAACATCTAAAGATGAGCAGCCTACTTTCTATAATATGAGAGACATTGGTTGGGTAACAATAAAAGAAATCAAGGAAATAAAATAGGACGGGAATTAAATGTCATTATATGATGATGTATATGGCCTTACTTATCAATCAGCTAAACAGCAAATAGACTTCTTAAATGAAGAAATAAAGCAGCAGATTGGTATAGGCTTCTCTTCAGTTGAAGAATTAACTGAATGGGCACATGATCATTTACTTGATAAAGTAGTATTCTTAAATATGTCACATGCTTTTTATTGTGTATCACATAAAGGTGAGTTAATATCAGCTAAGGCATTTGTAGATTACTATAGGACTGTTCTTTTTACAGGCGTCCGTAAGGGAGCTAAAACAGAAGCTGTACCTTGGGTGCCTGAAGGCTTTGATTATTATGACAAAGCTTATATTGCCGGTGAGCAATCAGATGGTGTACATAAGCCATTATACTATCGTGATTATGTAGTGCCTACTGGATTTTATAATCCAGAAAAGGATGCGTTTAATGTGGCTAAACCTTTTCCAGTATTTGCAAAAGATACTGGAAGAGATACGTCACATATCTATACGTATATAGAACATATAGCAGGTGAATGTGCTATGTGGTTACTTGCTTGGCTTCGTGCTAAATTATTACATCCTAATGTTAAAACACAAGTAGTCCCTATCATCATATCTAGAGCACAAGGATCTGGTAAAACAACCTTTGCAGAAGTTATATGTAAAGGATTATTTGGTAAGGATAATGTATTAGTTACTGATCAATATGATAGTCAAGCCAGATTTAATGCAGATTATGCAGATGCTTTAATTGTTTGTCAAGAAGAAAAGGAAGAGACAGATAAAAGAAACCCTGCAGGTGCATTAAAGTCAAGAGCTACAGCTACAACAATACGAAAAGAACAGAAAGGTGTTGATCCTATTTATCAGGAGTCATACACTGATTTTATCATGACTACAAATAAAGATGTTCCTATTAAATTTGATGGTCGTGAAGATCAAAGAAGGTTTATGATTATGAGTGCCGATGAACATTTCACTAGAAAAGAGTCAGATCTCGCTAATGAAGTATTCAGTAAGCTGTATGGATACGACGCTGACTTTAACAAAGTAGGTGTACCTTTCCAAGAGGATAAGGATCTTATAGCACAGTTCAAGCATGAGTTGTTTACTAGACAAGATATTGCTGAAGTGCCATTAAGAAACTTTCCTAAGACTGCAGCATACAACAGGTGCTTTACATTGCCTCGTACAACAGAAGCAACTGAAATTGAAGCTGTTATGCGAGCTCTTGCTCCACTTATCAAAGCATCTCTGGAACAGAATAAGCTGGTAACAGAGATAGACAATATAAAACTTAATCAAATAATACAAATAGAAGGTGCTATGCAATTTATGCCAGAGTACAAAGAGTACAAAAAGTATGTTGCATTGTGTAGACCACTTGTATTCTATGAAATGAATAGTGGAAAACCTTATCCACATTCTACTGTAGAACGTGGCATATATGATTGTGCACCTTGGTTGTTAAGTGATTATGGTATAGCTATAAATCCGGATATGGATCCATTACCTGGTGGCTTTACAAACGTTGCAGGACGTTATAAAGTAGCACCCGCTGCCAGATTCATTTTAGCAGATGATAAAGTTACCCAGGAAAAAGAAATGCCAGGGCTTTATAAAGAAATGACAGGGGTCACCCTCAGGTCAGAGGTTAGAACAGGAGAACGTTTACGTGTAAACAGTAAGTTTAAACCTGATCCTAATGGTTGTTTCGAAACTGTTAATGAAATGAAGCCTGGAACAGTTGATCTTACAAATAAGAGTCAACATGTACAGTATATGGATACATTCTTACTAGAATCTGATGAAGCTACTCATCTTCAAGTGAGACTTGAAAAAGAAAGAGCAGAAGAATGGGAGTTAACAAATGGCCAGGAACCTATTCCAGCGGATGTACTCTACCGCGAAAGATTACAATTTGCACTTAAAGAAGCAGAACGAATCTTTAACGATGGTATTGCCTGTAGACTTGTTTATTCCGGTGCTAAGTCGTATCATTTACTTATCAGAGTTAAAGATGCTCCTGAAACACTGGAACAATACGCTTGGCTACATGCTTACTTATGCACTACTGTCTCAGACAGACTCATATTTGATGAAAGCACAAGTGATCCCGCCCGTCTTACGAGGTCACCTGTGGAAATGCAACGCTTTAGTGTTGCTTACGGTATCCAAGTTGAAGGAACCCAAAAGGAAATTTCATGCAACTGGAATCACGTATATGACATTAGATGGAGAGATTTGTTCGACCTCTGGAAGAACAGGCCACTTAAGAAATGTGAACAAGTAAATGGTAAACGTGTAATGCCAACTAGACCTGAGTATCAAGATGCTGCTGAAGCAATTATTGATACAACGTTCTGGACAGATCCTAAGTGGGACGGTGAGCGTCAGAGATGTTTCTTCCCAGCATACCGTATTCTCAGGTTACTTGGTTATACACATGCTCAGTTATGGGATGAAGGTGTAATGACTAAGGGTGTTGAGAAGTATAAGCATAAAGATGAAATTGGCTACTGGAAATCAAGAGGTAAGTCTTCGATTATCCAGCAGATAGACGAACAGATCGATGAATATGAGGAGTCATTAAATGGACAGTAATCAAGATGATCCTATATGGGAATACGTTGTAGTAACTAAATTACAACCCTATATAGCAGCTGTGAGACATTGGTGGGAGCTGTATGATAAAATGCAGATTGTATCTACTGGTGTATTTCCAGTAGAATATGATGACATTGAGTGTCCTCCAGGTCTGATGATGCGTATGACAAATACAGCAGTCAGATCACCGATCAAACATGTTCAAGCATTTCCATTTGTACCTAGCTCTTATTTACAAATAGCAGGTGTATCTGGTGGTGTAAATAGAATGATTGAACGTGTATGCCAAAAAGGTTTAACTATCGAAGAGTTTACGATAGTTGAAAAACATAACTTACCAAGCTCTTATCAGAAAGGACAGATCCTATGTTTTGTGCCTACTGATATATTAGCAGGTACAAAGGATCTTGGTAAGTATGTATATATGACGGTGCTTGAGCTATGTTCAATGGCAAAAGGAAAGTTGCCTCAATCAGTCCAAGCAAAGTGTTACCAATATATAAAATAATTATTAGCTAATTCAATCTTAAATGATTAAATTGTGCTATAATTATAATGTCACAGTTTGTGATAATTTATTTTAATTCGTGAGCCAAAAACAGGGTTCACTAGGAGTATCTTTATGGCTAATACAAAAGCAGTAGAAGACACAAGTTTCTTGGAAGACTTTGCAGGTCAGGGTCTTGAATCAATAACAGCTAATGAACAGGCTATACCTTATCTTGGTATGGTTCAGCCTGATGGTTCAGCTGCAGCAGACGGTGCTACACCAGGTGTATGGCGTAACTCAGCAACTGGTGAAGAGTATGGTAATGTGGTAACAGTTGTTCCACTTGCATTCCGCACAATTTGGAATGAACGTGAAGCAGAACCACCATTCAATACAGTAGGTCGTTATGCACCACACAGTATTGAGGTTACTGTTCAGCAGCCTAAGGGCGGTAAGGGTTATCCTAAGATGATCAATCCTGAAACAGGCAATGAAGTTCAAGAGCTTTACATCTATGCTGTTATGTTGCCAGAACATCCTGAAGCAGGTGTTCTTTTGTTCAATCCAACTGTTGGTTCTATGCGTACTTGTAAATCTTGGAACACACAGCTTAAATCACAGTTGTTGCCAAATGGTGCACAGGCTCCTATTTATGCTTGTGCTTGGGATCTTGCATCTGATCTTGTTGACAATCCAGCAAAGAAAGGTGCAAAGATGGCTAAATTTGTAAAGGTTCAGAGAGGATCATTCATCTCTAAGGATCTTTTTGAAGGCGCTGTTAAACCACAGTTACCAGCAATCCAGCAGACAGTTCTTAGTATCACAGCAGATGCCGGTGCATCTGAAGATGATGGTGAGTAATTAATTAATTTAGATCCCTGGTCTTAGTTGATCAGGGATCTTTTTATCTGGAGGATAAAAATGGCCTTTATTAATAATACAATTCCTGGAAGAAAAGATGATCAGGATAAGATAAGACTTGATCTTATTGAACCTGAATTTATAGAAGGTATTGGCAATGTTCTTACTAAGGGGGCACAGAAATATTCTGAAAACTCTTGGCAGAACGTTGAGAACGCAGAGAACAGATACTACGCAGCGGCATTAAGACATCTTATGGCTTGGCGTAAAGGTGAGATATATGATGAGGAAACAGATGTTAATCACTTGCTTCACGCTGCCTGTAATCTTATGTTCTTATTTCATTTTGATAGAAAGGAGAATAAGTAATGGCTGACTTAAGCAAATATTGTTTTACAGGTAGACTTGGTGCAGATGCTGTTGTAAAGACAACACCAAACGGTAAGTCTATCATGGAAATGTCCGTCGCTGTTAACACAGGTTATGGTGATTATAAGAAAACACTTTGGGTAAAGGTTAAGCAGTTTGGTGATCGTGTAAAGAACATAGCACCAATCTTTACTAAAGGTGCTTTGATTACTGGTTGTGGTGAGCTTGATGTTGATGAATGGACAAAAGATAATGAGAAGCACTATGCTATCGTTATTAAATGTATGGATGTTCAGATCCTAAGTTCTAAAAAGAATGATGGAGCAGCTGAACCAGAAGTTGAACCAACGGATGAGGAGCCGGTATTCTAATGGGTAAGATACCTGAACATTTAATCAATGCAGAAGTTAGTCATGATCCTGAACCTATTGGTGATGGACATGACTCGGAAAGAATTTGGGACAGTGAGAATCAGAGATATGTTGAAGCATACAGGAAAGTGTTTGCTGATAAGCTAGGTATTAAACCTAGTGACATTCCTGATGATATGTTTGTCCATCATATTGATGGAGATCGAGGCAATAATGATATAGACAATCTGATGCTTTGTACTAAGAAAGCACATGAGAATCTTGAGACATTGATCGATCCTAATAAGTATTGTGAAAAGTCGTGACGGTATGTCATTGTACACTCCTAAATGGGTTGGATAAGTGAGCATAGTCACTGGAACTATGCAAGCGAAAGCGAGTCGCAGGGAGAATCTTGCCAGAGAACCTGTGGCGGGTAGCGTGTCTTTTGCTGTGTGGTTAATAACAGTAGTATCAGGGTTCGAATCCCTGGGGGCGCAATACGCCGTTGGCGTGACAACCAAATAATGACCCAGTCCAATGACTTCCCTCCCACCCGTTATTGGACGCGAGTTCGGGATCTCGTTAAAAATCCCACTTTTCTAGCTATGGAGGAAATAGCATGTCTAAACGATTAATCGCAATGGATATTGAAACCAAAGACCCTAATCTACATGACTTAGGTGATGGTTCAATACGCTGTGATGGCTATATCTTATGCTGTGGTGCACACGGTGATGGTATAAGTAAAGTCTTCGATTTCCAAAATCCAAATGACATTCAAGAGTGTAAAGATCTTGTAGAAGATCCTGACATTGATCTTATATTCCATAACGGTTTATATGATTTAAGCTGGATGTATAACTTCTATGGGTTCAGGCCTAAAGGTATCATGCATGACACTATGACACGTGCTGCATTGATCGATGAGTATCAATCACTTGGTCTTGATGACTGTTGTAAACGTCTTGGTATTACAGGTAAGAATAAATCAGAGACTATTGAGGCTTGGTGGAGTGAGCATCAAGAAATTCTTAAGAAGCTTGCTAAAGGTCTCAAGAAGTATGGTGTATTTAATGACTCAGAAATTATGGATCCTGACACTATGGAATCATTCAAGCTTAACGAACTTGAAATGGAATCATTAATCACTGGTAATTATAAAAAGGATGTATGGGCAAATGTGGATGTTGTCTGGAATGATCCTGAAGGCCGAGAATTAATGAAGAAATATAACTTACAAGACTGTGTTGCTACATATAACTTGTTCAAAGCACAAGAGCCTAAAATGAAAGGTCTTGAAAGAGTGTATGAGCTTGAATGTAAATTGATCCCTATACTTCTTGAAATGAAACGTGTTGGTATTCGTATAGACGAAGATGCTTTACACAAGCTTGCTGATAAAGTACAAGGTAAATATGATGAAGTTGAACAGAAGCTTATTGAAATGTATGGTATAACAGGCGAAATGATCAATTCATCAAAGCAACTTGGTGCAAGACTTAATGAGATGAATATACAGAGTCCTATTAGAACTAGAACAGGTGCACAAAGTTGGTCAGCAGAAGCATTAGCGCGTATACATCATCCAGTAATACCTATGATACAAGAGTTTAAGAATTATGAAGCAATCTTAAATAAGTATCTACATGGGTCACTCTCAAGAACAATTGTTGATGGACGTATTCACTGTACATTTGTACCAATGCTAAGAGATCAAGGTGACGGTGGTACAGTAACAGGTCGCTTTAGCTGTAAGAACCCTAACCTGCAACAGATACCAGCAAGAAACAAGGGGCATGGTGACGACTTCTCACAAGATATGCGTGCTTTATTCTTGCCTGAAGAAGGACAGATGCTTGCAGCTATGGATTATAGTCAAATTGAGGCAGTATTACTTGGTCATTTTGCACAAGGTCCACAAGCAGAGTGGTTCAGAGAGCAGCTTCGTGGCGGTGCAGACTTGCATAACATTGCTATGGACATGACTGGTATTACATATCGTCCTGTTGTTAAGACTTTTAACTATGGTTGTATCTATGGTATGGGCTGGAAGACAGCGATGGATAAGAATTATACATTGTTTGAGAAACTTGCTAAAGAAGAAGGCCTTGATATTGAAACATTCACACGTGATATATACTACAATTATCATAAGAAGTTCCCGGTTGTAAAAGATACAATGGAATGGTGTCAAAATGTTGCTAAAATGCAAGGTTATATTGATACAATGGGTGGTAGACGGTTACATAAACCTAAACCACAGTATGATCCGGCAACTGGCAAGATTAATGACTTCATATACAAGATGCTTAATAAATTGATACAGGGTACAGCAGCAGACATTCTTAAGACAGCTATTGTACAGGCATATGAAGAAGGTATTTATGATATATTAACTCTGCATTTGTTAGTGCATGATGAACAGGTTAATTCTGTACCATTCACGAAAGCTGGAACAGAAGCAGCAGTCGAGCTACAACAGATCATGGGTAATGTATATAAAGATAAATTGTTGGTGCCTATTAAGGCATCATGTGAGTTGGGTCCTAACTGGGGTTATTGGTCAGATAGGATATATAAAGATATGCAGGCTGGGATCTTTGATCCTAAGGAATTTAAAGCAGACTATAAGGAGACACATTAATGAAGAAAGTATTATTATGGTTGTGGCAGTTGCTGCAGAATCTTTTAGGTTTGCTTGTAATACTATTTACAGGTGCAAAGTGTACTGGTACACATTGGGTAATAAGAAACCCAGACAATACTAAATATTTTGGTGTATCATTAGGTAATTATATTATATTTGGTAATTACCCAGACAAGAAGTCTGTGATGCATGAGCGGGGGCATCAGAAGCAGAGTTTATACTTAGGCCCATTATACCTATTATTAATTGGCTTACCAAGTATAACTTTTAATATCGGAGATATTTTGTTTCATAATAATTGGGAAGTGCAGAAAAGAATAGATTGGTATTATCGATTACCTTGGGAAGCCTGGGCTGATAAACTTGGAGGTGTTGAACGATGAAAGAATTTGAATGGACCTTTGGATCAGGTAACTACATTGATGTAAAAAAGGTATCTGGTATTAGCGGCTGTGCTCATTTTAGTTTTGATGACAAGCTGAGGATTTATGTGGCTTGGACAGTAGAGCCTTTTACTGAAAGAGAATGGGATTGTATTCTTGCTTGTGTTAGACAGGCTAAAATGGTACTTAAGAAATTAAAGAGGGTATGATGACTAAATACATTATTTGTGGTTATGTGAACCCTGAGCTTTGCGTTGAGATTGGAGAGTTTGAAACAAAACATAAGCTCATTGAAGTGTGGCAATTGATTATTCAAATATTTGATGATGGCAATTATCCTGAAGGAATAATTGCAAGGAGGATGAAATGATATACTGTAAACCTATACTATTTACAGATGAAAACGGGTATACAGGTAAAGCACCTGTATACAAAACAAAAGAAGCGGCTTGTGCTGACATGTCATTACCACATGCTGTTAACCTGAACCCAGGTGAAGTTGTCAAGATTGACTTACTTGTTGGATTTGAGATCCCGAATGGTAAGAAGCTTGTAATGTACCCGCGTTCAAGTCTCTTGTATAAGTACAGACTTATGTCACCAACAAGTATCATTGATTCTGATTACTCGGGACAGCATGTGCATTTCATTGCTATCAATCTTGGTAAAGAACCAGTAGTTCTTGATAAAGGAACAAGAGTAGTTCAGATTGAATGTGTGCCATGCGAACAGGTAGCTGATTGGGAAAGGGAGAATAATGAAAGAACCGGAGGGTTCGGGAGTACAGGAAAATGAAAACAATACCAATAACAATTGAAGAAATGGGTTTGCAATTCTTGAATGAAAAAGACTTATTGTCTTTTATTGGATGTGTAGCAGGAGAGTGTTATAACAGCTCAAAAGATCTTGATGCTTGTGTCAAACGTGCTTTGAACTGTATCAAGCGCGGACATCATAGTCCATTTGAGCATGCTAATATTACACTCAAATGTACCGTTGATCGTGGTGTATCACATGCTCTTGTAAGGCATAGACATTGTGCATTTCAACAGTCAAGTACAATATATCAGAAGTTCGATGAGCTTGTGTTCATTGAGAATACTTGTGATGTATATCTGCTTGAGTCAATTGAACAGGAATACAAGAGACAATTGAATGCAGGTAAAGCACCAGCTGAAGCAAGAGATATACTGCCTAATTGTCTTGCTACAAACCTCATTATCACTACAAACATAAGACAGTGGATGTATATGATTCACAGACGATGTGGTCCTGGTGATAGTAACAATATGCATAAGTGGTGTCAGAAAACTCGTGAATGGTTTGAAGAACGTTACCCTCAGCTTATTGAAGCATTTGATGCATGGTACCAGGATCATCCACTATGATAAAGATCTCTGTTTGCATACCTGTGTATAACACTGAACAGTATCTTATAAGATGTATATCATCAGTCTATCAGGCTGCGAGTGATTTCACAGATTATGAGATACTTGTGTGTAATGATGGGAGTCCTGGTACAGGGTGCAAAGAAATATGTGAGTCAGCTGGTGTTAAATATATCGAGCATAAAGAAAATAAAGGCTTGCTTGAGGCACGTCGTACATTAGTTACACATGCTTCAGGTGAGTTTATTCTTATGTTAGATAGTGATGATACATTTGTACCAAGGATCTTTACACCATTGTATGATATGGCAAGATATATGGAAGCAGATATTGTACAAGGTATAGGCAACATAAAATATACCTGTGATCCAAGTGAAGTGTTTGAACGTGCCAGACACCGTTATTGGTTTGTAAATGGAAACAGAACAGGTATATTGTTAAATGATGAAATATTACATAGCTTTGTTGTGAGACACGAACAGTCTTGTTATATGTCAACACATCTTATTAAAAGAGACTTGTATCTTAAAGCATTATCTTGTATTCCTGAAATGTATATCGTAATGAGTGAGGACTGGCTGCAGTATTACTTTATATGTAAATATGCAAAAAAGTACTTAGGTATACCTTTAAAGATGACTAATTATACAATTGATACAGGTATCACGATGCCAAAGCCTATAACGTCATTACATAGATGGAAACAAATATGTTCTATAGCATTGATTAAAAAAGTCATAATGGAAAGTAAACCGTTACCGAAACATTTGATCGCTTTACAATGTTCATTTAGCAATGACTATAATAAAGTACTTAAGTGGCTTGATGCTGTTGTACCTGAATTAAAAGAACAGGCTAAACAGATAATGGAAGATTATTTTAAATAAAAAACAGGGTACCGAAGGAGAGCGGTACCCTGAACCACTAAGGTTTTTATCAAATTACCAAACTTAATTTAAAAAGAAACATCACCTGCACTATAACGTGTGAATTGTGCACCGTTCGCCCAATAACTTGAAGCTATATAACCATCTCCTACCTCAGAAATAGTTCTTTTAGTCAGGTTCCATGGGTATGTACTATTACCACCTGGTGAAAAACAGCGACTACTAGTAGTCGGAGACTCTGTAAGCGTATATAACATTTTACCGTCACCTGCATTTCGCCAAGCACACAATTTAGGGACCAATGCGTCTATATTTATATTCAATGTAACAGTAGCTTTTGCCATACCGTCTTTACCACTTGTTGGTGTAATTTCCACAGGTTCAGTATACTGTGATACATCAATTGTTGCAGTTTTATTTGGTTCAATGTCAGAGGCTGCTGGAATATTATTTAATGTTACAGTAGCTTTTTTCATTGCATCATTACCAATAGTAGGTTTTATTTCTACAGGGGCAGTATACTGTGACACATCAATAGATGTTGTTTTATTTTGTTCAATTACTTCATCAGTTGTGCCACCGTCTTTAGTAAATATTTTACCTGTTTCAAGATCCTTGAATGTATCATTCACAGGGTCATATTCATATCCTGGCAAATCGTAAGGTGTACCAACACCGATACCACCTTTATTCTTAATTACTTTGCTCATATTTTCCTCCTATCCTCTACCTAATTTTTCAAGTAAGTCTTTCCAGTTATTACTGTCAACATAATACTTAGGACAGTCCTTACCTGTCCAGTCATAATGTCTAACAAGTGGCAAACCTGGAAAATATTTATCAAGCAATGTTTTCAATGTTTCAATTGAAGCATCACTGAATCTTCCTTCTACATTCTCAGGTACTACTTCAATACCTATTGAAGTATAGTTACCTGATCTACATCCAGCATGCCAAGCAGCCTTTTCGATAGGCCAGCACTGCAAACACTTTTCATCTTTAATAATGAAATGTGCTGAAGGTTCACCTTTACTGTCTATCCAGTACTGACGAACCTGTTCAGGTGTCTGTCCAGGGTATGGCCCAATCCAATGGATTGTTACTGTTGTTGCCATACCATTGTCAAGACTGTTATGTGTATTGCACTTAGCATCTTCTGGTATAAAGTTCTGAATTAACGTCATATGAGTCTCCTTAGAATCGGTTATCTGGTCCTTCTCGCATTCCACCGAGGATTGCGTCACGGAGCTCACGTTCCTGTTCAGACATGCCAGCATTTTCTGTATCAGTCTTATTAGCATGATTACCTCCAGTACCTAACTCTTTCTCAAGGTCCTGTACCTGTTCAGGTGAAGACGACTTTGGTATAATATGCATTGGTTCACCTGTTTCAGAGTCAAAAGCATACTTACCCGCTTTAAGGTTATTTACTAAGGATTGAAGTCTTGTTAAACTATTTGCATTCGGTATATTCTTTTCATAGCCAGCCTCCCATAACTTAGCTATATTTTCTCTGTGTTCTTCAGGTATAGCCTCTATAATTTCCCAAGCTTCAGGACTACCATCTTCCATTACAATATTATAAAGTAATTCAGCAATATTCATTACAGTAATATATCAAGCCATCTAGGGAGCTTGACTCCTTTAGCATAGATTATATATCCTACTATCATACCCATGATTCTAATAGCAAGTATAACAATGAGCCAGGTTAATATCCTATTCTTCTGTTGGATCTTTACCTGTAGCTTTGTAATAGTCTCGTATGAGTCGTTCAACTGCTCGTTGATACTCATCAAGTTCTCTGATAACGTCGTCGAAGTCTGCTTCCATTCCTCGGCTTCTTTCTGTGATAGCTTCAAGTTCTCTGACACTTGAATCAATTGCTCGGTCACGAGCTGTGAGCTCGCTTTCAAGCTGGTCAATTTGTCTCTGATACTCAAGTATCTGTCTGTCAGTTCCTTTTCTTGTGCTACAGCAACCGATAAACAAGAACAGGCAAATAAGACACAGAACAATTTTCTTACCCACATTATTTCTCCTTTTCTTTGCCCTTGATATATAGCTTACGAACACCAGCCATACGACCGATGATCTCTGCTACCCATTTATTCATACGTTCTTGGAATTCAGGTGTTTTAAACTGATCCGGTGGACTGAATGAATATACTAATGAAGATATTTCCCATTGCTTGCTTTCTATATACTGTTCTGTGTTTTCAATATGATTGTACATAATCCATTCTACAATCTTATCATATACACATTCAAGAATATATTTAACATAATATTCTGTATATTTGCTTTTCTTGTTTAACATTGCATTGATTTTATTCTCAAGTGCCATACAGAATAATTTTGCCTGATTAACTTGATTACGTACTACAGCACGTTCATAATATGCCTTTTTATCTTCCCCGCCAATCTGTATGTGGTCTGTGTTGATACGTATCTTGAGTATTTTACACAGAACCACAAGCACTACAATCAGTAAAATTACTGAAGGAATACGGGAAAGGAATTCAGCAGATGTTAATATTGTTGCTAAGTGTTCCATTCTCATCTCCTAGAAGTAAGTATTAATGAGAGCAGTTGCTTCAGAAGTTGTCATGGCACTAGGTCCAGCTGGTATGTTTCCAATGGCAGTACTTATTTTAGTGTCCACAGCATTGCTATCATCATAACCAGCAAGAGCAGTTTCTATTTTACCAGTTACCTGAGAGCTGGTATCATAACCGCTTAATGCAGTACTAACTTTTCCTGGAATATCTTCGGCTGTTATAGCAGCTGCTATTTTTCCGTCAATAGTATCTCCGAAAGTGCCTGCAATCTCATTAACCTTTGTATTTACAATATCGTTGACTTCTGCTTGTACCATTGGGCCTATTTCAGAACGATTTACTTTCTGAGTAAGAGCCTCGTTGATAGGTGTAATATCTGCAGAGTCAGCTTTACGATTGAGTCTAGCTTCTGCTTGTGTGAGACGTGATTCAGTTTCAGCGATTCTTTCAAATGCTGTTCCTGTAGCACCTGCTTCTGGTACACCAAGTGTCTGATCTATATCTTTTTTATCATACACTGAAGTATTGTCCATTGTTTTAAACATAGTTTTACTCCTTTGCCATTCTTAGGCCAGTTGCTTTAATTTCCATTGTGTCCGCAGATGTGGTAGTTGATTCATGCTTTTCAGCAAGTAACAACTGATGTGTATAGTGCCATAATGCACCATACATTTTAACACATTTAACAGTACACATATCATTATTACCATCTACATTAAGCTCTGCAAGTTTTTCTTTGAAGCATTCACGTAGAACAGATTCCTTATACTCAAGTTCCTGCATATCCATAATGTTACCCCCTCACAGCTACAAGATTAAAATGTGCTGGGTCATCAAAGAATGCAGCACGAATAACTTTACGCCAACCAAGTTGTCTTGATCTAACGTAATTACCAGTCATACCTTGTAACAAGTTCCATTCACCTGTTCCATTTGTAATGACAATAATAGTTCCATCAGTTGCCTCAGGAACTTGAGCAGATATAAGAATATCATACACAGTTCCGGCAACTGGTTCAAATGTGGCTGGTACAGTGATTGTTGTTTCAGCTGTACTTCCAGTTCCACTCACTGCAATACTTTCTGCAGTTACTCTTGGTATAAACATATTTTCCTCCTGTTATAAAGAAGCACCGTGTCAAGCACGGGAATAATTATAAATTAAGCAAACATTGCTTGTATCTCAGCTGTTGAGATTGGCTTGATTGGCATGATACTACCAATCAGCTTAATGGCACCTTCAACAGTTTTTGTGTTTCCAATATCATGCCACAAGATAGTAGATCCTGATACTTCGGCGTAGTAGTATTCTTCTGTATCTTCTTGGTAAGCAATATCTCCATCTGATACAGTACTTGTTGTAAGTGCAGTTCTTGCTGTAGCATCTGCAACAGTATGATCTGGTACAATAATATCAGGCTCATTTGTCATGATTTTATCTTGCTTAGACGCTGGACTTGCACCGGCAACTGCAGCAGTTACATCGGCAGTTGTAGCATAACCTGCAAGAGCTGTGTTAATCTTACTTGTTACTTGTGATGAATTGTCATAACCTGCAAGAGCTGTGTTAATCTTACTTGTTACTTCTGTACTGTCATCATAGTTATTGAGTGCTGTGTTAATCTTACTTGTTACTTGGGCAGATGTGTCATAAGCGGAAAGATCTACTGATCCACCGCCACTCACTGTTCCAATTGCAATAGCATCAAACTTGAGCACTGGATTTGCATCTGTTCCAACATTTACTACTACAATATTCGAGCTTGCTGCAACAGGTTTGTTGTTAGCATCAATAAAGTTACTATCCGTATGGAAAGCATTAGAAATATTGTAAACCCAACCAGGTAAGAAAGTGGTAATCTTAACCCAGTTACCATCAACCTGGTGCCAAAGACCTACAGAATCAATTGATCCTGAAACGATGTCTGGAGAAGCTAAGTAGTCAGTGTCAGCATATATAGCACTACCTTTGATAGTGTATACATTTGCCAACTTTCTACCTAATTTCTCACTGAGTGCTTGTGTGTAGGCATCAAGTGCCTCTGTACTAACATACTTAGCTTCTGACATATTTTACTCCTTACATTCCAAAGCCTACCGGTGGAAGTGGTGCACCTGCAAAGGGACCTGGACCGGCATTAAAAGTATATCCGGCTGGGTATCTTACAACACCCTGCATTCTTACGTCAGACTTAAGATCTTGAACCTGATCTCTCAGGCGCTGAATCTCGTTCTGATCCATCTTGCTACTAAGCGCATTGAAACGTTTCTCATTTTCAAGGTTAAGTGCAGCAATTTCCTGTTTAATAGAACAACAACATTCTGCTTGCTTAGCCTGAACCTGCTGAAGTGTTACGGCATTAGCAGCTATATCACGTTGAAGCTCCATATACTTGTCAGACAAGTTAGAAGCAAGATCGTGATAGACATTATTAACATTGTTATTAATGTCGCGATTCTGATCTTGCAGGTCATTAAAGTTCATGCTATTCTGAAGCTGTGATGCAGAAGCAGGTGCTTGATCACCGGTAGCTGGACCAATAGGTCCGCGACCCCAACCACCACCGAAGCCACCCATCATGGCCAAGAATGCAAGGAACATGATCCCTGCGTCACCACCAAAACCAAAACCACCATTTCCACCAACGTTAATCGCTGGCTGTCCTGAAGAAATTTCCATAATATACCTCCAAGTATATTAATTGATATATTTTAATCTCATACGAGATTAAGTTTTCAATGACTGTACATATGCTTTAAACTGTCTAACATACTCTTTAACCTCTTTACCTGTAACTGGTATCGAGTCATACATATCTACATAGTCTGTAGTATATGTTGGCTCTGAATAAAATAAAACACGTATATCAATGTTACCGTTATCCTGGTAGCTAAAACCATAACAAACAAGTACAACATCATCTTTAGTCAGAATGAGTATATTTGGGGCTCCAGTCTTTATATAATCTGGATAACCTATAACATTTATAAGACCAGGATAGTCATGGGAATTTTCAAATAGACTATTGGTTATAGGTAACCAGCTAAAGCCATAGTCATCCGAGTAAGTTATTCCTGCAGCTCCGCCGCCTATAGCTAACAAACGGCCTGTAGTTGTTTGACATACAATATTACTAGGACGATACCCTGGGCTTACTCCATGTCCTAGTTCATCTGTCCAACCTTGATCATAAGACATTGTTGTTGCTTCTTGCCATGTAATACCATCATCATTTGAATACCAATCTCCTTTCCAAATAGTATATTTTAATGGTGCATTTGGATTACGTACTATAAAATATGTGCCATCACTTGGGTAATTTGCACCCATTTCATATGTATAAGTATTCCCGTCATATTCATATATTGTAACACGTTGTTGGTTATTACTAAATATATTACTAAACATATTGGTTACACTAGGAAAATACCACATACCACCACTTGTAACATTTGATATAGTACCATATATAAATTTACCAGAAGGTGTGACACAAAAACCTCCATCATGAAATTCATTATCATCACATCCTATATAATGCCAAGTGCTACCATCAAAATAAAGAAAGTAGTAATATCTTGCATTATTGTCCCAGCTAGAGCTGTTACTTTTGCGATATTGTCTGCGCATTGTCATGAAATGTATACCATCTTTTTCTATAAACGCATATTCTGTGCGCGCGCCAGTTACATACCCTTCATTTGGTACTAAGTCTTCATCATTAACTACAGTCCATGTTAAACCACTATCTATGGACAAAAGCAGGGTCGTATCAAAAGTACCATGTTGCATTATAGCATATAAGCCAGCATTTGTACTAATTAAAGCATTAATGACTAATGATGCACCTTCACCATATGTTAAATTCGCTGCATGCATACTCCAGCTGTGTCCATTATCATCTGATTTATATATATTTGAACCTTGTGCCCATAATATTCTTCCGGAGCTTAGTTGACACATCACAGGTACACTGATAATAGTATTAGTATTATCTATATCATTACCTGTAGTACTAATCCAGTCCCACTGATTGCCAGGTTCACTTGTTCTGCGTCTTACGGGTTTATTTAGTTTCATAACTGTACTCCATATTGCTTAGCAACTGCATCAAGATCCATACCTTTTTCGCTGTATAATTTTCTTAATGTTTCTAGTTGCTCTTGTTTACTTTTACCTGCAAACATTTGTTGTGCTTGCTGCCATTCTTCAGGATGCTGAGCAATCATGCCTTGCATCGCATACTGGAACATTGTTGCTTGCGGATCTTGAATAGCTCTCATTACCTTACTAATGTCCATTAGTATTGCCTCCAAGCTCCTGATCTACATATAATTTAAGTTGCCTAATTAATTCAGCAGTTGCAACCGCATCTAAGAACGTTGGGAACTCATATGTATCTTCGAGCATGTCTGGATTGACATTACCCTCTGTTCCTGGTGGTATTATCTTTTTCTTTATAATCATGATTGCTGTACCTCCTGAATGTAACTCATTAACTGTGTATGTATTTCCTGTAATCCTGTTCTGTCAAGGTATTTGTTATGTTTTCCCAGTTCTTTTACTGTTATGTAAGTTGGTGTTGATAAGTACATCTGCCATGGAGCTGCATAAAATATCTTATTAGATGGTAAACCTACTATCTTACTATTACCAAGGGCTGTAATATCTTGAGTAGGGTCATAAGTATTCCAGGTTAAACCATCATCATCTGAGTAGCGCCAGCCATTAGAATCACTACAAACTATCATAATTCTATTATCTATAGCACATAACTTTGCATAAATATCGTTGCTCTCATGATAAATTATATTCCCTAATACTGTATCTGAGTTTCCAGGTACTACCCAATTGTTAATATCTAATGTATCATTATAAGCTATATAATAACGTTCTAAAGTAATTGCACTTGTAGTATCTTGCCTTGAGAATAAGACTATAATTCTACCTGTGTTTGTAACACATACATCGTGTATATGCACCGTCATATCTAAGTATTGATTTGTAAGATTATCAATTAAGGTAAACTGGTTAAGTATATTTAAAGTTCTAAAGGTAGGAGTATTACCGTACAATGAATATTCTTGATATACTAGTTCTAGTGAGGCATTAAATTGGATTATTGTAGAATTTCCAGCAGGCATCCAGTACTCATCATCACCGGTAGGGACTTTTTTACATTGAACCATTTTAAGAGGTTCAATGTAAAAAATATTAACCTCATTAGATGTGTCAAGAGTAAATGCAGTATTACTCTGATTAAATTTATATGCGTATAATCTGTATGTTATATTTGAACCTGAACCATTTTTTTTAATAGCTAGCATTATACAAACTTCGTCAATCTTGCCAGGATCAATAAGGCTATCATCATTAAGAGGACAGGCTAACGGCCAGTTTCCCGAACCAGCACCAGAAATAGCAGACCATGTAGCACCCCTATCTGTAGATATTTTAAGACCACCATTACCTGTATGTAATGATACAATACTATCGTTATATAGACAAACTAAGCCATCTGAACGTCCATTGTTAGTTGCTGTCCAAGATATTCCGTCATTGTCAGTATAATATACCCATCCTTGTCCCCCAGCGTATATTCTACCTCGAGAGTCTTCACAAGCATAATATAAAGCGTCATAGCTGTCAAAACCACTTGGCTTACTTAACTGAGCCCAACTTAACCCTGCTTTTTGTGTCAATATCTGTTTATCAAGCAGCATTCCATGCCTCCAAAAATACCCACCCACTATCCCACAAGACCTTTAAACCACCATTGTCCGTTGTACTACGGATTGCTTAAATTAGCAACTGCTTGCTGTAAAGCAGTAATTTGACTTGTTAAAGACTCAAGTCTATTAGTAAAGTCAACCGTAGCATCGCCAGAAGCAGGTTCAATATAAGCATGCTGAATTGCCTGGATCTTACGGTCAGCTTTACGTACCTTGAAGATAGTATGATCTTCTTTAGGAACTTTAATATTGTCAGCTGAACCAGTTTCCCATGCTCTTGCGAGTTCTGGAAAATTCTGATTTACACCATACAATGTCTGTCCCTCAGCCCATACATAGGTACCGTCTTCTGGTAATGTATCTTTCCACCAACGAATACCTGCACCAACTGGTACGTTATCAAATTGGATCAGTGACAATGTATTGAGCTCTGATTCAAGAGCCTCAATACGTGCAACAAGAGTCATTATAAAAGAAATAAGATCAGTATCATCACCAATCTTATTTTTGATATGATCAATAATGTCCTGCACAGAGACAGGAACATTATCAATACCTGCAAACCGTTTAAGCATACATGAAATAGCAGATCTGTTTTCAGATGCCTTGTCAGAGATAGATTTAACCTTCTGATCGATGTATGCTTTTGTTTTATGTGGGTCATGTGCCTCGTTAGTAAGTTCCTCATCCTTATGTGCATTGAGAGCACGCTTCATGTCTTCATAAGCATCTGCATACTTAATCAGAGCATTAGCTGAGGTTCCGTTCTGAGGGCCATTCCAATCAGAAAATGTACTCATAATTTACTCCTTATGACGAACTTGATGACGACACAGTACTAATTGGTATACAAAATACCGTATTAACTGGTAAGTCACTAAGTGCTGTTGATAACGGAACAGTAGCAAAGTCATTGTCAGGATCTTTAAATTCAGCTGAACCTATAGTATAATAATCACTATTTGCATAGTCATTACTCCAAGCTTCATTTGGAGTGAAATATGAATCATCAAATGGACCTTCCAGAGTATCACATACATCATCAAGTGTTATAGCTTCAGTATCAGCAGGAATAGTAAATGTACCTACTGTAATAGGTGTTGCCCTATCTACTGATATTTGTACCTCCATTACAATTGGTGTAGGATCATCAGTTGTTTCTGTTGTCTCAGATCCACCGTTGTCTGGAGTTACAATTGGTGTGTCATTACCAGTGTCCTCTGCCGCAAGCAAAGCAGCTGGAATGTTATACTCAAGCATTTCTTCTGCTTTGGATTTTGTCAATATACCTGCACTTACCAGGTCAATGATAACTGCCTGGTACTCGCGAGACTTCCTCAATGCTTTGAGGTTCTTATAAGTCATTCTCAATTTAGCCATTTTGGCCCTCCTGTTTATTGTTTTCTTTATCTTGTGTCTCATCCTCAGGCTGCGGTTTTAATTGACTACTAACCTTTTGTATGAGAGATAATACCCAGTTTTCATATATCAAAGATATAGACTCAGGTATGTCACCTTCTTTTTGAAGGTTTCTTACCCAAGCATCTTTAATAATCTGATTCTGTTCTTCCTTAGTCATCACTAGCCTCTTCTTCAGAAACCATGTTATTTGTACCATCTGGCAACATAAGATTGTTAGGAATACCTGCTCCAATGAGCATTTCACATTCCTCTTTTGAAATAACACCAAGCATAGCCAAGTCGACTGCCATGCACTGATATTCAGCGGTTCTACGTAAATTACGCATAGCCTTATTGTTTAATTTACAAGTTCCGATCATACTAATCCTCCTTATCGTCACTCTCTATATCCATAGCAAGTTCATCTTGTGGACCTGCAAAAGTTTCTGCTTCCATCATCTTAGTAGCCTGCGTGTTTCTATCAAACATAGTCTTTCTACGTTTAGCACCTTTTAAAAAGTTAAAAGCACCACGCCAGTCTTTACTGTCAATAAACTGTTTATATATTCTATACTGACTACCGTCAAGACCGTCTGGTAACGATGGATTAGCAAGATCTTTAAGCATCTGTGTAGTCCATATTTTACCAAATTGTCCTCGTTGTCTGTCTCCTTTTCTGAACCAAGAGTATACACCCTCTTTATCGAATTGGCTTAGCTCAGGCTCATGTTTATAAAACTCTTTTCTACTTGATAACTGTTTCAGTTTACCTGTTCTAGCATCAAGCATGTTTAATTCAGGTATATTCTCACGTTCACCTTTAACAAAAGCCTCACGTGCTTTTCTATCTGAAATAATATCACCATACTTAGAATGGAACAGATTCATATTAAGTATATCATTTATATATGTTTCTGCACCATTAAGCATTTCACCTATTGCTGTATTAGATAAAGTGTTTTTAAGATCCTCTATCTCATTCTTTATAGCAACTGCTCTCTTTTGATCTTCCTCTGACAAGTCATATTGATCAAGATCATTTTCCATTATATCGTTATCATCACCAAGATCGTCTGACTTGCGCTTCTTACCACGCTTTATTTTCTCAAGACCTACAGCCTTGTTTTTTAACTCTTTTGCACTTTGCAGGTATGCTTCTGCAAGTGCCCATTGCTTAAACTCAGCTTCACTTAGACTCGTGATATACTTATCACCTCTTAATTTGACTAAGTGTCTACTTCCAGTACGCACCATAGCAGTACCATGCGCAACATATTCAAAAGGAAACTTAGCACCGTAGTGATGCCCACGAATACGGATTAAGTCCCAGAACTCAACACCCAGTTTATGTCTTACCTGACCTTTGTACCATCTGTACGGTTTAACCGGTGCAGGTGTCTTGTTATGTGCAAAATAGAACAATCTACCTGCAACATAACTAGGTACATCAAAGTAAGCACATATGGTACCATCATAAAATGTTACACGAAGTATATGGCTTTTCTCAACATACTCAAGCTGTTTGATATGGCCACAGCCTTCTACACTGATGACACGGTCCTTGTCACTAAATGCATCTTCCAATAAGGCTAGTGCACTTTGTCTTTGAGCATTGTTTCCATTATGTGCATGGAAACCAATGATTGAATCCGGTATATTGTACCTATATACCTTATGTACTTTACCTTGGAAATCAACCATTTCCACTTGCTCACGTTTAAGACCTTTTTGCCATCCCTCTGGTCGTTTAGGATGCCAGCCTGATGACAGGTCATATTCCATGCCATTTCTACCTTGTATTATGCTACGAGCATTACCACGTGTATTATACACAGCGTCATTACTGCCTGGAAAATAACCTGCATAGGCTGCCATTCTAAAATCTCCTTGTATAAGTTAACCTGGCATTAAGCCAGGCTATTAAACTATACAGTTGTAATGTCGAAGATTGGTCTACGCAATTTTACTACTGTGTAGCAGTAAGGGTATTCTGTAAACAAAGCACCCATTTCATGCATAGCAATTGGCATCTTGTTCTGTGGGTGACGAATGTTACTGCCATTTGTAAATGTTGCAACACGTCCATCACGCAGAGTAGGTGAACCGTATGTGATGCGCTGTGATAAGTCAAGCTTAGCAATCAATTCATTTGGAATTGAGAGATCCTGAATTGCAGGTGGCTTTGATTTGCCCCATGTTTCCTGAATGTATTTGTCAAGCTCAAATGTTGCGTTGTCCCAACAGTTGTAAGACATATCATTCTTAGGACCAATAACAATTACATCAGTTGGCATGTTGAGATCCTCAACAACTTCATCAAGAACAGAGTTACCAATCTGGAAGCTAACTGTCTTAACACCGCGCTGATAAACGATAGGTCCAGCAACAAAGTTGTCACGGATAACCTTAACATTCTCACCTTCCTCATATCCCATTTCGATACGAGTAACAGGGTTCATCCACATACCAATATCAGCATATGGTACAGTTGACTTTGTCAAGAATGCACCACGCATGATAGCATCGATAATGTGTTCGTTTTCCTGCTGCATTACGAAACCACCAGCCTGCTCTGTTGAGTAGCGCAAGCGGTTTGGTTGATCACGGAATGGACGATCAAGGCCAAGACGCTGTTCAAGACCTGAACCAACTTCAGTTGGATCTGTGTACCATGGGAAGAGATCTGCAAGACCTTCCATAGCACCAACGATAGCACCGTCACCAGATGTGTAACCATCTGAACCACCATAATTGAAGAGATCATACTTACCAGCGTATGGTCCGTACTGTACTGTGATTCCATTAGCCTGCCAAGATGTCTCAAAAACATTTGAGTTAGCGGCAACTTCGCGGTTTCCAGCAACTTCAAGGAACTGACCGTCTTCCCAGTCAGATACTGTAGTACCTACTGAAAGAAGTGTCAAGAAACCAGGCTGATTTTCAAGTATCAAGTACATTTCTGAAACATCAGCTGCACCCCAAGGACGATTTTCCTTAGTCTTGATAAGATACTTACCAGCTTTAAAGTTGCTGTTGTATACGTTGATTGGTGCTTTGATACGGAATGGTATACGTGTTGAACCTGTACCAGTAATATCTGTAGCACTGAAAGTGTTTGGACAATAATGAATTGCTGTACCACCACCAAGTGTTACTGCATGTACCTGGTTATCGTGGAACTGAGGTGCATTACCACCACGATAGTCAGAACCATCAAGATATGGTGCAGAAAGTTGGTGAACAACACCAAACTGTCCATGAATAGCAAAGTTTTTGAACAATGAAGCAACGTTCATACGCAAACCATGCATACGAGTTGCAAAGTCATTTTCAAAAGCTGCTCTCTTTTCTTTTGTTTCAAGGTTAAGCATCATATCGATGTCAAAACCATCAGATACAGAACCGTATGTAGCACGGAATGTACCATATTCCAGTTCACCTGGTTTAATCATACTAACGTTTTCTTTGAATGTCTGAGAATTCAAAGTACCACCAGTATTTGTTCCAGCAAGAAGCATACGATATTCAAACTTATCGCTGAACTTCCACTCACGTTTCTTTGATCGAATCAAACGTACAATGTCTGACTGACAAGGAAACATACCATTGAGCAAGTATTCAACTACAAACACCTGCTTTGACAGACCTTCAATCTGATCCTGTGAAATAGGCATAATCTTTTCCTCCATTATGCAAAATTAATCTATATAAGGCTGCTTAAAAGCAGGTGCCTTACCATCTGTAGCTTGCTAAGTGTCTAGCAATGCTGTTTGTACTATTATCAATATTCTTAAGTCTTTCATCTGATGAAACTTTTGAGTCATGTGGCTTATCTTTTTCTTCTGAAGAATTAGCGCTGGTGTCATCGTTTTTAGGCTCATCTTTCTGAATAGACTTTGTATCTGTGTCACCATCGCCATCTGTATCATCCTCTGTTACAGTAACTGGCGTATTATCTTCATTTGCCATTGCTTGTGCATCAGCTTCTGCCTCAGCAGCAAAGTCTGCATTTTGTGGCATTTCAGCTGCACCGGCTTCTGCCTCTTTAATATCGTGAACAAGCTGAAGAACATCTTCCTCCCAATCTGGAGTAAGATTGTAGCTCTTAAGTTCAGCCTTCATTTGATCTTCTGGCAAATCAATTAAACCAAGGGCTAAATCAGATACCATAGCTTCAATTTTATCATCTGCGTCCATTTCCTGTACGTTGTCTTCAACGTCATCAAATGGTTCTGGCTTATTAGGATCTTCCATCTTAATACCCCCTTGATGCAGCTTCAATCATACCTGATGAAGGTTTGAAGCTACTTGTATTTGTAGATTTACTAGCCGCTGGAGCTGTTTTACGTTTAGCTCTTATACTTGACAATGTACTTCTGATATTTTTTAAACGTTCATCAGAAGATACTTTTGTTGGATCTGGTTCTTCCGCAGATGGTTCTGTTTCAGTTGAACCTTCGTCCGCAGGTGGTGTAGCAGGTTCTGATTCTGCAGGTTCTTTTGCCGGTGGTTCACTGGTACCTGTATCAACAGGTGGCTGAGGCATAGGACCTTCTTCTGTGTTAATTTCATCAAGTGCTGGACTTGGTGGCACTTCTGAATTCTCCATAACTGGAGGTTCACCACCAACACTTGTATCAGGATTACCTGCAACTACATCAGATACAGCATTCTGTATTGCTTCTACTTTTTGTGCATTCTGAATAGCATCC